GGTCAAAATAAAGTTGGTCAGCAATCTCACGGATAGCAGTAGCAAGTGCTTCTTTCATATCATCTGTGGGTTCAACAATCAATTCACCTTTGAATGCTTCCCAAACTTTGTATGCTGCGTCAGTCATTCTTCACCATCCCAATCAATCTCAACGGTTTCAAACTGTTCTACATTAGTGTAAGGCATAGGATTTGCGGGTCCTCCCATCTCATAATGAATTTTATCAAACAATTCATTAAGCACTAAACTCTCAAATCCTTCTTGGTCTGGATAATCTTCCCAGTCCTCAAACATTTCAGTTGTGGGAGCAACTGTGAGAGTTCGGGTGTAAGTTACTGTGATTGCTTTGAGTTGGATTTTAGTCATTCTTCTTCACCATATTCAGTAGTAATACTATCAATCACATAATCACCGTGAGCAATCAGAAGATTAGCAGTCGCAATTGCCATCTGCATTGTTTTGTGTCGTTGGTATCGTTGTTCCAAATCGTTTTTGTAGTAGAAAGTGATGAGGTATGTCATTTCAATTCCTCTTCCTCTTTTTCAATAACAGAGATAGCGTTTAGAAACTCCAAACCATACTTACCAACAACCCAAGCATCTTTATCCTCAAAAAATCTAGTACCGATGGTTCTCATATCATAACCTTCTTTGTGTTTATCAAAGAAAGCAATCACATAGCAGTTTTCACTACCATCTGTGTTTTCATACCAACTAACCAGTTCATACTTGTTATTGTATTTACTGAAACGAAATTCAATCTTACGAAATCTCATGAATAATACTCCGACTCATCAAATGTAAAGTATTCATGAATTGCAGACATCACTGCATCCTCAATAGCTTCTTTGATACTTTCTTCAGAAGGATTCTCTACATGTTTATGAGCACGATACCATCCCTGTTTGACACCATCCTCAACTGCAATATCGAGTATGTGATAAAGTTTGGGTTTCATGAGATTTCTGTTTTGATGTGGCCATCATATCACATCAGGTTTCTTCAGTCTCTTCTGCTGTGCCAGTTTCCAAAGTGTCCTCATAATCAGTAAGTTCTTTTATTCTATCAAAGAAATCCTCATCAAGTGGATAGACCTTTTCTTCACCACGATCAATCCTATCACACATTTCCATCAGATATTCAAGAAACTCTTTCGGATAAGTTTCATCCATATTGATGCTACACCAGAACCACTGATAACATTCTTCATACGGATCATCAGTTTTCAACAGAGCATAATCAGCATAGTTTCCGCTGATGAGGTCACGCCACATCTTGAAGTTATTCCATATTTCTCTCCAACCAGTCTGGAAACAGTGTCCAAAATAATATTCAAACCAGTTCAGTTTCGTCTTCATCTAGTTCCTCCAAATGATCCCAGTTCCAAGTACGAGAGATAAAATCAATATCAAATCCAAACTTATATGCCCAAAATAGAATACTCAAAACATCACCAGATCCAGACTTGATTTGTAGATAAGGCCAAGATGGATAATCATTCCAACTCACAGAAAGTTGAAGCAAACTCCAACGTTTGATATTTAAAATCTGAACATACCATTCGTGACCAAAATCTTCACGATGATTGTACTTAATCAAAAATTTACGGTATTTAAATTTAATCAAATTCATTGAAAATTATTTAAAGGGAGTATATTTCTTTTCTACTTCTTGTCTGTGATGACGTTCATAATCTGCCATGTGAGACAATTCTCCATGAACATGTCTGCGATGTCTCATACCTGCAACTGCACTCATCTTGGTATTCGCAATAGTTTTTTTGGCAGCAAGTTCCTTTTGTTGTTGTGCAAGTTCAATCTGTTCTAAAAATTCTTGAAATGTTTTCATTGCACTTATCTTTTTAGTTATTTATTTTAATTACATCCGAACATCGCACCACCCACGGCCGCACCCACAGGCACCGCCCACCACCTTCCATCACCTCTTGATAGTGCAGCACCCACACCGCCTCCCAGAAGTGCGCCTAGTGCGCTCTGCGTAGGATTACAATAACCGCGACCAGAATAATTATTCCCATAGTAGCCATTTCCGCGTGGCTGATAATTGATGGGTCCAGCTCCACAAGGGACTTGGTAAGACTGCGTTGCAACGTTTCCTTGAACATAATTTCCGTATCTATCATAGTAACCAGGATTGTAAACCTCACGATACTTTGTGCAGGTTTGATAATCATTTACCTGTTGAGCCTGAACTGGCACTGAAAACAAGGATGCGATCAGTGGAAGTAGGAACAGTTTTTTCATTGGTTTTATGGGTTTGACTCCAGAATATCAGATATTTAGTAGTTTGTCAAGACTTACCATAATTCCATAGGACATGATGCGGCTTTGAATTTCCATTTAACCACCATGTAACAACCGCAAAGATAACATTTTTTACTTTCTCTGTTAAATTGAGAACAATCATTGCAAATTTTTTCTCTATTCTCAATTTTTTGATCTGAGACAAAAATACCGTCTCCTTCGACAACATTCTGTCCAACAGATTTTGCAAATTCTTTAAAACTTTTCATCTGTTCCCAAAAATCTGGATATTGATTGGGATCTATAAATTCTGGTGTTTTATCAGTCATGGTAAGAAGAAATGATTTAAATATAGACAAAAAAGGGGCAATTGTCAATATTGACAAAGCCCCTGGATTCTTTTTATAATAACTCTGTGGGGTTTCAATCCTGAGACATAGCTTGAATTGCTTCTAGAGCTCCTTGAATTTTAAAGAACTCTTCTTTTTTGATATTAAATTGTCTTTCTAGTTCAACGAGTTCTTCTCTCAACTTTTCAGATCTTTCTGTAAGTTGAGTTGCCATTTGTTGCGCTTTATCATCCATGTGTTTCAAATCAAAATAACTCTGACAAAATTATTTAGTACCCTTTAATTCATTCACTTCTGCACGAAGTTCGGAAATCTCACCTTTAAGTTCTTTAATTGCTTCAATTAGAACAGCAGTTAAGTTACCATAAGCAACTGACTTCATTCCTTTTTCATCAGTATGAACAACATCTGGTAGAACTTTTTCAATTTCTTGTGCAATTACACCAATTTGATGTGATTCAATATCAATACGATCATATTCAACACCACGAAGTTGAGTAACTTTATCTAAACCATTTTCAATAGTTTTGATGTTAGTTTTGATTCTTTCATCAGAACTTGCGGTAATTTCTCCAGTAGCAGAAACATTTCCACTATTATCAATTGAGAAAATAGTAGTATCAGTGCTTGATCTAAATTGATATCCACCTTGAGATCCAAAGTATGTTGTGGAGTTGTTTCCAAAATATAATCTATTTTTTCCATCATCACTAACCTGCCATACATCAACTGCACCTCTTAGGAGTCCTGTGAGAGTTCGTCCACCAACTCGACTAGCATTTAAGTTAGCAACTTCTGTTGTTGATGTAACTACAAGTGGTGAAGTTCCTGTTGCAACTGTGGAAGTAATTACTCTTGCGGTTATATCCCCAGAAGGACCGCAATTGATGTTCATACTTCCAGCAGATGGATTCGTAGCACCAGGCCCAAATGCACTAACAATACCGATATTTGCGTAAATACCCTGACCACTTCCTGTGCCATTTAACTGTAAACTTCCACCAAATTGTCCATTTAGATATCTAAGTGTTCCTCCAGTTGCACCACTAGGGTTACCACTTAGGTTTGTAATTATACCAGTATTAACAAAAGCAGTTAGATCCTGACCATTTTGACCATGTAATGTATTAACTTGTGCAGTAGTTACAATACCAACGTTAATATAACCTGTTGGAGCTCCCATCCAACCAGTAACAACAGCAGTAGTTGTAAATCCAGTGACTACATAGGCACTTGTAATTCCTGCAACATTACTTCCAAGGTTTGTAATAATACCAGTGTTGATTGTTGCAAGTGGAGTTGCAAAGGATGTATTTGCTCTAATACCACTAATGAAAGCATTAGTACCACTAATTGTTGTGATCGTACATGCAACACCAGTAATCGAAGTTACAATACCAATATTAAAACATGCTAGGGATGGTAAATTAGCTCCAACTCCACCACCAATATATTGAGTTCTGATTGCAGTAATAATACCAGACTGTATTGAAGCTTCAGTTGATACAGACAACCTGTTGACATTTAAACTGTCAACGACCATATTTGTTGCTGAAATGACACCACTATTTGAAACTAAATTACCAACAACTAAAGTTCCAGCAACAGTAGATACTCCACTGAATACGGAGTTGAATGAATTTTCAAATCTTACTGTAGCGTTTGTGAATGTTGCAGCAGTTCCAATAACTTCTATGTTTTGGAATTGTGCGATTGTATTCGCATTCGTTGTTCTAATTGTGTAATTTGTTCCAACTCCAGAGAATATTGTTGTATTGTTAACTGTAACAGTATCAAACGAAGCATTACCGATTGCCTGAGCACCAGCAAATGTAACTGCACCACCTACATAGAGGTTTCTAACTTTAACTGTTCCGTTAACTTCTAGTGCATCAGAGAAGTTATAAACTCCAACAGACTGACCTATACCAATTTGATCTAGTTTTAGATAATCTCTATTCTTATCTTGGGAAATCATACCCCAACGACGCCAGTCACCATCTGCATATACATGACCAATGTAACCAGCTGGATCTGGGTTAGCTAGGAACGAGATATCTCCAGTTTTCTTAGCGTCTGTTGGAGTCGAAATACCAACAGTTAGAAGTTTGGGTTGAGATGCAAGACCTTTAATGTATAGATCTCTTGTTTCAAGTCCATCATCAGCGGAACTGGTTACTTTTTGTGAGAAGTTGACTGGACCATAGAATTGTGATGTTTGATTACTATTTTCACCACCTTCAACCGTGATTCTTTCTTTAACAACCAAGTCATCAAAAACACCACTGTTTCTCTTTTCTGAACCAGTTAATAAGTCATCGCCAAAGAATGAAACAACTGGAGCATCAACAGTCTCTTCCTCACCAGTTGCACCATTAACCTTTGAAGCACCAGTATAGAATTCACCTCTGTCGTTCATACCAGTGTAAACGACTGTACCACCATCTTGTTCTCTTGCTTGAGAAACTAAACTCTCATCAGTACTTAAAATTCTATCTTGTTTTACTGGCAGACCTGTTGAGTAGTTACCAGGACCATAACCAAGATATTCAAATGTATGACCAGAAGCACGAAGAATGGATGGTCTACGAATTTCTACTGGAAGAACACGAATTTTTCTTACTATTGAACCAGAACCACTGACAGATGCAACTGTAGAGAACTGACCTCTTAGTACATTAAATGTATTTCCAGCTGGGTCACTAGAAAGTCTAATAATTTCCGAGTTGATGGAAATAAAATCACCCTTTCTAAATCCATCTGAACTTGTTAATGTTATAGAAGTGTCAGTTGAAGTGATTGGAGTGGATAATGTAGTGGTAATTCCAGCGTATAAAAAGTTACCTCTACCGCCAAGGTTTTCTTCTCCAGATCCTAAAGCTCTTCCGTTTGCTGAAAGGGTGGATTTATGTACGGTTACTCCAGTTTGATTCCAGGTCTGAGGAATAGTAGTAATTCCAGAACTAAAAGTGAACGAAGTAATACCTAGAGATTCGTTGACAACGAATTTTTTAGAGAAATAAGTATTTCCTACACCGACAAATGTGAATGTGTTACCAGGTAGAAGTCCATGACCCTCTGAACAAATTACTGTTGTAATTCCAACTGTTCCATTAAACCTAATTGAACTTACTCCAACCTCTTTTGCAGATAGATATGCAATTGGGATTTTCTCATCATTTCTAGTTCTGTAAGTTGCTGAAGGGAGGCCACCTTCTCGTATTACAGCAATAGATTTAGTTGAAGGAACATCTATGATTTTGAATGTTCCATTCATGAGTGGTTCCATGAATCCACTCAATTCTATAGAATCACCAATGTTATTATTGATAGATGCAACTTGAACAACAGCATAACTTGAAGGAGCCCCTGCAGGATCTGCGGAAATAATCATAGTATTTCCGATTCCATATACGGAACCAGGATCAACAATTTCTACAGATGAAATAGTATTTCCAACAGAAATTGTTACTTTTGCAGTAGCATTTTTTCCAGTTATGAAATTATTAATTAACTCAGCTGAGTAGATCGTACTTGTAACCCCAGCATTATTGTTATATCCTGAACCTGGATTTGTTAATGTTAGAGATCTAATAGAATTTAAATTATGGTCAATATCTGTATAAAGAGTTATGGTTGTGTTTCCAGATCCAGTAATTACCGCTCCAGTAATTGCATAACCAACTCTACTATTATCGAAGAAATAATTTAAAGCTTCTTTGGTGAGAGAGTTCTTTTTATCACTAGTTCTAACAATTCCAGCGGGATATAATTCAGCGTAACTTAATGTAGGAAGTGGATCAGAGTTATAGTTATCTCTGTCAATTTGTGGGTATAGATTTCTTACATCCTGATTGAAATTTGTATTACTTAAACCAAATCCAACATTAGAATTTGGTCTAATACTACCAGATAGTGCAATAATATTGTAGATTCCGTCTTGTCCACCAGCGCCAGGAATAAATGGTTTAACTTCTTGACTTCTATAAATGTATATACTTTCTCTAGACTTTTCTTTTTGTATTGTTGGTAAAGCTTCAATTTGTTGTTGAGTGGATCTTTGATTGGTTTGATTTAAAAATGTTCCTGGGCTAGCATCAAATCCACCTACAGAAAATTCTTTGGAATTTGTTACTGAAATAACTTCAAATGATCCATTATAGGATGCTACAGTTTGAGCGGAACTTACTACATTTGAAATTTTTACAGTATCACCAATAACTAAATTATGTGGAAGTTCTGTCTTTACAAATGCACTTCCAGAAGAATAGGTGATGGTCTTAATAATTTTTGGATTTCTTAGTTGAGTTACGTCTGTCAGAGCAGATGTCAAGTAAGATACACTAGAAATACCTACAGATTTTGATTCTTGAAGAACAAATCCATCAGTTGGTGGTCTAGCATCTACAAATTCTTTTGGGATAACATAACGGAACTTATAAATTCTATCGTCTAAACCTCTATTATCAATTCTTCTAGTGATAAAAGTCGATCCAGTTTGATTTCCTAATGTAGTTGATCCAATTCCTACGATACCGGTGTAAACAGTGTTGAATACTGTAACAGGGGTACTTTGAATATACCAATTACTTATCGTACTATCATATTGTATTGGGTGACCAGCATCTCCTGGGCGTTTGTCGGAGACGTAACTAATTACCTCTAATCTTCCACCACCATTTGAAATTCCAGAAATAGTATTTCCAGAGTTGGCATCATTCAGAGTGGAAGATAATCTGATTTGATTTGCGGATAATCCACTGGTGGAAACATAGTAAATTTTATCTGGAGATAAGTTTTCTGGAAGATCTCCATTATCACTTAATACTCTTACTTTTTCTCCATTAAAAAATTGGTGATTTGATTGTAGAGTTAAAATATTTGATGTAATACTATTAATTCCAGAATTTCTACCAACTGTATATACTTTTTTAGATGAAGTTCCGATTCCACTGGGAACCTGCATCAAAATAGGAGCTTTAAAGTTGTTTTGTTGAGATCCAATAATTACAGAAAGATACAACTCTTCGTTTTCTTTGGCACCAATTCTGTAGGAGTCAATCTGGGAAGGAGGAGCAATGTCCGCACTGTCATATCCAGAGATATAAAGTCTTGCGGTATTACCTGCAGAAATTATTTTATTAACATCAAGAGGAAGCCAAGTTACGTTAGTTTCTCTAAAGATTAACTCTCTAGGAGGAATAACATGGGTAATATATCCAACGTCATCTCTATCAAAGGACTCTGGTCTAAATCCAACAGCCTCTAAAGAAACTGCACCAAAGTTTGAGTTTGAGTTAGTAATAGATTGGTCACCACCAGACTCTGCAACGAAGTGTCTAGCGAATCCGATTGCGAAAATAGAAACACACTGAAGAATAGAATTATTACTACACTTCATGTGGAAGTTTTCCCAACCAGGCCTATAAATTGCTCTGGAGTTGGTGTGGAGTGGTTTATCTGCGTCGTCAACAGTCAGATTTTCATTGTATATTCCAGTTTCCGAATCATACAATAGGAAAGCATTATCATCCTTTTGTAGGGAAATTCCAGTAAATTGGGCAGTCAACATGGACTTAAATCCTGTTGCTTTGCTACCATCAGCATGAAGTCCGTTCATACCATAAACGGATCTTAATGTACATGAGAAAATATATGGAGATGCAGAAGATACACTATCAGATTCTACAATAGTTCTGGCATTAAGAATTTGTCCAGAAGTTGGTAGAGCAATTACCGGAGTTGCTGGAGCAACGTATTTAAACTCAGTTGCACTTATTACATCACTGACTAAGAAAGAACCGTTATATTCATCGACACTTGTTGTAATTCCAGTAATTAGAACTGGAGTATCTTTAAATAAATTATGTGGAGCAGAAGTGGTTACTGTAATAGTTGTGGATGGTACAATACCATTACCAGATTTGATACTCGTGATACCAATAGGATCTGCACGAAGATCTCCAACGATTCTGTATTCATCAATGGATGGTTCAAAGTCCGAAGTATTATTTACGGGATAATTTGGAATACCTCTTCCAGAAGTATCACCATAAGCGTATGAAACCTTATAGTAATACATTTCCAAGTCGGTGAGACCTGTATGTTCCGAACCTAACTTAACTTGATTGATGCCATCTGCGTATTCAAAACAAGTTAGTTTATGGTGTGAATAATTTGGGACAACCTTTCTTCCTGTAGAATCTTTATAACAAGCTCTTTGTGGATCAGCATCAAAAATACTGAATGCCGTAAAGTAACAAGTGCCTGTAACTCTGAAAATAGATGTAGGATCTACGTTATCATTCAGTGGATCAGGCACATACATTGGCCTTAGTTTAGTTTTCCTAAGATCCAAACCAACAATAGAAGTACCTCTAGGTAGAACTACACCACCTTCCGTAGAGTTGTATTTGTGTAAATCGTTATCTTCATCAAAGATATCGAAATTAGAGTTTAAGGTAAATTCCGATAATGTAGCGCCAGATGTGGTCCAAGACCCGTTTAAATATCTTTTAAATTCTGCAGTGCCACTCTGATTTGTAATTGAATGTCCAGGTCTATTATCAATATAGTGAACACCTGGATAAACTAGAATAGTTGTTGTATCAATTTTATCGTTATTTCTTCCTACCAGATATGAAAATCTTGCTGCCTCTAAAACAGCTCTTTGGATAGTTCTAAATGGTCTCGTTAATGAGTTACCTCTATTTTCAATACTGTCAGTAGCGTCAAAATCAGAAGGGTTAACATATAGGATATTACCCTCAGCATTTTTTAGGAAATTCTCTAATCTACTTAGCGGCATCTTGGTTTCCTACAGTGACAAATTTATTCTTTTTATATTTAGACACTAAAAAACCTCCTCTTAATGAGGAGGTTTTAAAGTTCACACGGAAGGGATTTGTCGCTGGTGTCTTAGTATCACCAGTTATAATATTACCACTGAACTTCCTTCCAGGCAAGCCTTTCTTTTAATTCCTTTTCGAAAACCATAAGATACCGATGTTTACGAGAGCGATTCCTCCACTCACCATCAGCATTCCTAATACTACCTCTAGAATGTTTGGTTCCATCAGAATAATAAAAGTCTTTTTTTGGATCAGTTAGACCGTAGTAAGTAAAATTACAAGCTCTGTATATAGTTCCAGTGTGGTGATCAGAGTCAGCGTAACTAAGAATAGCAGAAACTGTGGCATCTTTCCTAAACCTCTTAATGCAACGACTAACGAACCATGAAGTAATATTATATTCTTCTTTCTGAAGCACTGGGTCTATACATAAACGAGAAAGTTCAAATAAACCTTCTTGTTCATCTCTTTGGAGACCAAATGCACCTACAGCTATTTCTGGTACTGGGAGACCAGTAAAAACGCAAGCGCCAAGACACCTGCCAATTCTAAGGGGACATTCCCATTCAGTATGTCTGAAAAGCCCATAATTATATCCAGATTTAAAGTCTTTTGATTCGTCTTTTAGATAGTGATGAGTATAAAGAAGATCTTTAATGTCATCCTTACCAACTCTATCTATGTAAAACTGACTTTTCACTGAGTATAATTACTTACTTTTGTTTTGAATTCACAATATATTCTACAGTATTTGCAACGTCATGCATAGCACCACGTAAATCTTTTTGGCCTCCAGCATGTTGATCCATTGTTTGTGGATCTGTTAGAGTCCATCTCCATTGATCCATTTCTTGATTGTGCCAGAGATTTATGATCATGGATATTTTAATTACTCAAGCCCCCGACTGGATTTGAACCAGCGACCAACGGTTTACAAAACCGTTGCTCTACCACTGAGCTACAAGGGCAACTAGTATACTATGTATACTGATAGGAGCGGGGGGAGTCGAACCCCCACGGATTATACATCCAGCGGATTTTAAGTCCGATACGGCTACCAATTACGTCACGCTCCCTTAGGTAGGACTGTGGAGAATTGAACTCCATTCACACCGTTATAAGCAGTGGGCCTTAACCAATAGGCGACAGTCCCATGAGAACCTACTCGATTTTGTAGGTTTTAGGATTATACTTCAAGTACTCAAAGAATGTCAACTTCATTTCTTTTTGAGTCATTCCACAGTGTTTTGCAGCAGCAGGTAAAGTCATCTTCGCATGAAATAATCCTTCATTAGCTTCACGAACATTTTCTGGAGTGGTTTTCACTGGATATTCATAAAGATTTTTGTAACTGATTTTGAGTGGATTCATACTAGATTGGTACAATCTCCAGGTTTTGTACATTGAGTTCGGTCTTAACGTAAGACTCCCACCTCATTGCGTCTTCTATATTGTAGAATACCGCTTCGTGTTTGGCAAGGCCCTTTTTCTTGGGTTTAAGGTATTGGACCTTATACTTCATCTGCAACCACCTCACCACGCAGTTCTGCAAGTTTTGCAGTTGCAAGACATTCTACCATAGTCCAATAGAGTTCACCACTCATCGGAAAATATTCATCAACAAAGTGGGATGCACAATCTTCTTGAAATTCACGAAGTTCTTGCAGTGTTTCACGATCAACTTGCATGTAAGGGTGGTTGAGAGAACACTGCCATCATATCAAGAAGTGAAGGGGGTGTCAACGGGGTCTGTGACAGTTCTTCAACTGGTTGGAACCCCTACCGTACTACTTGTGTACTTATTCTTGTTTATATTTGTTGTTGGTTCATATGCAGATAGATCTATTGATTCCAAACTGGCAATTTGATTAGTTATTCTGACTATTTCTGCATCACAAGCAGCTCTTCCCTGTAAAAGAATAAATGCTTGACCTTCTAAGTTATCTCTAAGTTTTCTTAAAGAATTGGATGCAGCGAGAGTTTCATCTATACTAACTTGATACCTTGAAAGAAGTGTATTTCTAGTGGATTCTGCATTAGATATTGTAGAGTCCCTTGCACCACAACCAGAGAAAGATGGATTATTGGAACTAGTTGCAGTATATCCGATTCCATACCTAGGCGGAACTGTAGATCCAGATGATACTACCACAGTAGTTCCTTCTGGAGCATATGAACTACTTTGAGAAAGTAATGCTCCCTCTGTATCATATGTATATGTTATGACTATAGGCCATTGAGTATTACCCTCATACCAATCTTCAAATCCACCTCCACATGCAGGTTCAGGATCATAATCACCGAGAACTTCTCTCCATTGAAATGGTCCAGGTGGTGAAGTATTGGGATTGGCAACTCTAACTACGGTATGTCCATATCCAACTGTACTGGCATTCATTATCCCTACAGTGACTGGATCTATAGGATTATTTGAGGGATCAAATTCATCCAATACTGACTGTGTAGTTCTAATGACAGTGAAATTAGTGGTTTCTACAGCAACATCGCAAGTTGTACTGAGGAAATAAGAGGAATATGAACTCGTAACTCCCACTGCAAAATTAATACTTGTTGCAGCTAAAGCTGGGGAACTTACAATTAAAGCCGGAACTGTAACTGATGTGGTAATAAAACCACCAAAATCAAAATCAAATAATTCGATTTCAAATGGAGTTGTACTAATAGCTACTACGGTAGTTCCTGGAGATAAAACACTAGTACCGATAATGCCATTACCCTCAGAAATTCCTCCTGTGGATCCAATTCCTGTAGCAGCAATAACAGTAGATCCTATTGTCGTTTGTCCACCAAACATTTGTGTGTCGATAACTATCGTAGTCTGACCAAAACCAACAATAGTTGGAAGGTCATCTACACCAAATGCTGTTGGATTTTCTAGATCATCTGTAATAATATCTCCAAGTAATATTCCTGCTGTTCCAGCAAGACCAGTTTGGACAATTGCTATTTCAGTACTTCCGACACTAATGGTCCCAAAAAATTCAGAAACAATATTAGAACCATAGTCCTGATTCTTTGGTCTCCTATAATATTTTATTGCTGTTTTACCATACTGTTGATAATTTGCTTTATTTTTTTGAACTTGATATGTTGTGTTGATTTGTTGCGTACCAAATCCATATTTTGTCGGAAGTCCGATTTTGGTTTGTCCAGTTACTACCCAAGCTAAATCACTTTTACATCCTGCGGTAACTCTGGCCTCATAAGCAGTTGCAACTGAAGTATTCGCGGTATTAATTTCGGATAACATACCAAAAAGGGATCTATCCATATTTTCAATAACAGCATCATAACGATCTATTCTTACATCATATAATGCAAGTTGATCCATCAATTGTTCTCTTTCTTTCTTTTTGAACTCAAGTTCTTCTTTTAATTCTGCAATAAAAACAGTAGATATACCAGCCATAATTAGTTAATACTACGATCAAAAGTAATGGTAATTTTATTTATGGGAATATTCCAGGGCTGAACCAGAATCTATATTCTTTATTATCTCCTGGATAATCGTTATATGACAAACCTTTATATTCTACAATATTTTTGGGAGTATCTTTTCTTTCCGCAAATACTTTATAATAACAATGAATTTCATTATTTGAATCATTTGAAACTATAATTTTAGTTCCACACTCGGAAAGATTATAAAACAACTTTTGATGATGTTCTATTGGAGTTAGTATTGCGTGAATTGTTTCTGTATGAACTAAACCAGTCCAATAATCTGGTAATTCTATGATGTTATTATCTTTAAGAATACCTTTAACAACAACATCTGCTGTTGCACCTTCTGTACAAACATAACGAACCCTCCATCCCTTTTTTATGGGATTTTCAATATCAAAGTTTTTAGATCCAAGAGGTTTTTTTGATTGGACAGCAGCTTGAAACATGGCGTTCATGGCTTTTGTTGTTGCCATATTTCCTTGCCATACTGCTGCATTAAATAGTGGAGTTTCTTTGAATGCTTGAGCGTAATATGGACCAGCAGTACTTTGTGCAGCTGCCTTTGCACTGAATCCCGTTGTTGCGGAAAATGCCATTTTGATATCGGCACCAGTCTTATTGGTGTACCCAAAAATATTGGCAAAACCAGATCTATTGAATATACCGATTTGATTATTAATTGCAGGAATATTAGATATACCAATAACCTGTAAAGAAATGGGATTTAATCCAGGACCAATCATACAATTAGCTGTAGGAAATGGTGGACCGCCAGCACCAATCCATGCAGGTCCGTTCAGAACAGTTGTTCCTGGTATTGCTGGAACAGCAGGTAAGAATGAATAATCTAATGGACCTACTGTTAGTTTATCGCCAATATATTTTACGGGTTCTGCAGGCATAATAATTATAAAGTAAATAATCCATATTGTGTGTTGTCGCCAGGATAATCTTCCACAGATGATCCCTCATACTCTGCAATATTTCGATCAACGTCCTTTCTTTCTCCAAAAACAAGATAACTATATTTTCCAACCTCTCCCATATTATTAGAAACTTTTATTTTCGTATTACACTCTAATAATTTTGCAGAGAGTTCTTGATATTCTCCGATAGGAGTTAAACTTATAGTAATTGTTTCAGAATCAACCAAACCAGTCCAATAATCTGGTAGTTCAATAATATCAGAGTCTTCTATTATACCCCTAACATAAACATCTGCGGTTGGTCCTTCCACACAAACGTGTCTGAGTCTCCAACCTTCTTTTGTGGGATGTTTAATATCAAAGGGTTTTTTTGTTGCTAATGCTGCTGCTTGAGTTGGATTAATTCCAGTAGTTGTTGAAACGTTCCCAAGAATTACTGCAGCTTTTGCTAAAGGAGTTTGTGCAAATGCTTGAGCGTAATTTGGTCCAGCAGTAGTTTGTACAGCCGACTTTGCACTATATCCAGTTGTTCCCGAAAATGCGGCTTTTGTACTTGCTCCGAGTTTTTGTGTATACCCAGTTATATTTGCTAGACCAGTTCTATTATTAATTCCAATTTGATTGGTGATTGAATAAAAATTGGCAATTCCAATAACTTGTAGAGAGATTGGATTCAATCCAGGGCCAATCATACAATTGGCTGTGGGGATCTGAGGTCCACCAGCACCAATCCAAACAGGTCCATTTAAAACAGATGTTCCTGGTATTGCTGGAACAGCGGGTAGAAATGAGTAATCTAATGGACCTACACAGAGTTTATCACCAATATACTTTACGGGTTCTGCAGGCATATTTCACCTCTTAACATTCTAACCATTTTTGGAACTTTTTAGCAATATTTAAAAGTCGAGTTAAAACCGATCCTTCACTGTCCTCTGCACCAGAAGTCTGACTGTTTTGGATATTTCCAGTAGTATCTGTTGCTTGAGCTCCAGTGGATGCACTATTTGACATTACTGTATTTGAATTGCTTCCTTTGAATGATTGTACAGGAGCATTTACAGCAAAATGTTTTCCTGAAACTACTGTTACTTCTCCAGTTCCATCTAAAGCAACAACTCTAATATTTTTTCCTCTTAATATGATGTCACCGTCCATGGCTTCAATAATAATATCACCCTTTTTGGCTCTTATAATTTTAGCAGGTTCACCATCTTTATTATCTAGTCCACAGGCTTCATATGAAGTTTTTCTACATTGTTGTTTATGTTGACCATCTTGTGTATATTCAAATCCCTGACCATAATCGGTGAATACCGCATAGTCTATTACTTTTCCCGATAAGTCTGGGGTTCCAGATTTAACTATAAAACCTGGTTTTTTTTCATAATATTCTTTTGGTTGTTCTGCCATGATTTACACACAATCTACTACGTTTACAATGGAAGTAATACCAACATTCAGATCAGGGTTGTCAACAATAAATTGCGGTACAAACTGAATAACTGGATAAAGAACAGCACCTTCTCCTGTTGTAGTATTTATGGTGACTGTAGGAGTGTTTGCAAAGGTTTCTCCAAATTGTGTACCTCCACCTCCGTCAACTGCTCCTGTTGGTGGAGTTAGTCCTATTCCAACGCCTGGAACAAGACCAGTTGGCAATTCTATTCCAATAATGGAACCATTATCAGTAAGAATTGGTTTATAAACAGTATTGTCTCCAACTTGAATAGTATCTCCAAAAGTATATCCTATTCCTGGAGATTCTATTATTATGTTAGTGTTAATTCCAACAACAACTGGAGATAATTGTCCCTGACCTATATCTAAACATGGCGGTAAACTCGGATCACCTGCACCGCCGCCAGTAGTTTCTTCACCTAAATTAGTCTGACAGTATCCACTTCCTGGATTCAAAATATAAATTGATTCTACTCCACCATTAGAAATGGTAGTCTTTGCCTGAGCTCCTTTTCCATAATTAGAGTTATCTACAACTCTTATTTCTGGTGGATATGTATATCCTTTACCCGGATCACATAACAAGAAAGTTAAAATTGATCCATCTTTTTCAGATACTACAGCTTTTGCCCTTGCTCCAACTCCATCACCATAAATTCTAACTTCCGGTGGAATGCAATCATAAAATTTAACTCCGATTGGCATAGGAGCAAGATCATCTTGTGTTTGTGGATTTGTGATTTTCTTTCTACAGTTACTAAATGGAGTATCTGAAGATCCAAACATTGACAGATATCCCAAAGCTTGATTAGCTCCACCAAGTCCACTTAGGATATCCATATTACCCAAAACATTATTCCAACTATCTAATTTGGGGAAAGATAATCCACTGAAAGGATTCCAAGATGTAGTGCTTCTGCAAGCCAAAGAATCACAATCTAGGAAACTTAGGATTTTACTAATCATACTTAATCCATCAGTCAAAGCACCAGCAATTGAACTAATTCCACTAGCTAACCAATCCAATCCACTTAAAATAGCAGATAGTGCATTGTCAGCCATATCTGCTAACTTATTAACTAAAGAAGCTGTGATTTCTTCTATTGCACAAAGCGGTATGTTGGGACTTTTTCCAATAAGTCCATTCAAAAGGCCCATAATAAAATCCATGAGAGGGCCAAATAATTTCTCAAAGAGACAAAAAATCAAATTTAAAATATTTTTAGCAGCTTCAGAAATAGGTAACTTAATTGAAGATGGTAGTGTTATTGAGAGGAGTTTGAATAATTTTCCAACCAAACAAAAAATACTATCACGCATCCCATTAATTACAAATTTCATAACAGATGCAACAAGTCTAGCGACAGATCTAACAGTTTGTTGAACATCTACTACAACATTTCTAATTGGATCTATAAATCCTAAAGCAGTTTTTTCAAGTCCATTAACAGTTTTAATAAAACTTTGTAGAGAGTTTGTAATCTGACTTAAAATATTATTTCCGCATCCATTTTCAGTTTCAACATTTCCTAATTTATCAAATTCTGATAAAAATGCAACTTCTGCTTTTTCGTCATAAAATAATTGATCTCTTGGAATCTTTGGATTTCCAAATGTTGCACCTGCTTTAGCAGTAGTATCTGATGTGAGTGGAGCAAATCCAGGACTTAGATCTAAACTTTTTGTTGTTGCTGCACCAAATTGTGGATTTGCAAACATTTCAAATTGGGATCCAGCCCCAAGTTTTTCATCAACTCTTTTCGCAGTTCCATCATCTTGACCTTTATTTCTTGTTGCTTGTGGTCCTTTTGCCAAATTTCCAGAACTTCCTGGAAATGGATCAAATGGGTTAGGATTGGGGACATTTTCAACCACTGGGCTTCTATGGAAGCATGACATTACAACTGGTTGTTGAGCTTCTTCTCCATCCAAAAAGAATCCAAATACAGATTCTCCACCAACAAGCAATGGTAACTTACCAAAACCACCTTGAGCTGGAGCTCCATCTGATGCACTAGTTAAGACATGAGCCCAAGGCAAATCATCATCCTTTAATTCATTTCTATCAAAACTATGATATCCGATGATTCTTACTTTGCATCTATATCCCCAGGCCGATGTTCCGTTATCAATACGAGTTTTTTCATTACGCCAAACTTTTGGATCAGCAATTTGACCAATCCACCAAACGAATCCGTCTCTACCTAAAAAATTAGATTTTATAAAAGCTTCGTCTATCATCAGTCTTCGTAAATTTTACATTCTGCAGCACCCGGATTACTATCACAATACAACTCTAGTGGAGTTGGATCATGATCATCATTTGGATGATTTGCTTTATATGTCTCTAGGGCTTCTAGTTCTTCTTGAGTATGTCTTCTCGCTTGTGGGGAAGTAACAGGATTGTCAAGAATTTCTTTATCTTTTGCGATATGCGCGTCTATGTTGTTCATTGTTTTGCTCCGTATAATCCGTAGGAGTCTCTAACGAGTTTTAGTGACGATACCATCTGACCACCCTCAAAGTGATGTCGGACTTCTTTGATTAAATAATTTCCACTTTGTTCAGAATCTACTTCGGCAGATTGAGATGCATCAATTTTTTGAAATTGTGCATAAATTATGTTTCCGGCTTTCAAATTGATGTTCATTGGTACTGCCATATTTAGTGACTGAGTGAACAACAAATTATAACGAGAAAAAGATTTAGCCATATCTGTGTTATCTCTACCCGAATCTTCTATTTTGCCAGTTTTATCTAAAATTCCAACATCTGCAGATCTAAAGAGAATTCTAGAAGGTCTATTACCAAAATCTTTAGGGTATGGTGGTTTAGAACCACCAAGTTTAGATTTAAGTTCTGAGTTTAAACTATAAGTAATTCCGCTGATTTTATTTTGATATAAGTCATAAAAATATGTAATATTTGCATACATACCTACTCTAAGAGACTTCATTAAATCAATATTTTTCTCAAAATTATAATTCAAAATCTGAAAATTATTATTTAAATTTCCAGACTCTATTATTCCAGGATTGTAATTATATTTTGGTATAGATTCTTTTGATGTACTTCCACTTTGAGATTTTGTTGCTGAAACTAAAGTATCAATACTTCTAAAGTGAAACCCATCCTTGTTTTCATAGAACAAAAAACCAGCAACTCCTTTTGCAGTTGTTCCATTATTTCCAGATGATGCTGTTGCAGGCACTCCCTTAGGGCCCAACCAAGTTAAAATATGAAAAGGTTTTTTGAGTGTACCAATGAAACTGTAAGAGTTTGATGTTTTTTCAATGTTACTACTCTTAAATTTTTTTGTTTTCAATACATCTTTAAGTATTGCAGTTACATGATCATTAATTGGTTTTTTATCATACTTTTTCTGTACCCTAGCAGTTTCATTTGTAAGTGCTTCACGAGAACATAAATGAAGAGTGAAATATTCTTTAGTCCCATCAGAAACGATTCCACTTACTTTATAAACATACATTGCATAATCACCATCTAATAAAAAATTTCCACTTAAAGTTTCAACGTCAACAGCGACTTTTTCTCCCCCTCTAATTGGGAGACTATTGAATATCGTATAAGTAGCCGCAACTTGAATCGTCATTGTGACACATGGAGACAATATATCTTCAAAGTAATCAATGAATGCAATAGAATTAGTCAAATCAATCTTATTCTTTGTCTCTAAAGATTCAATTATTACTGCATTGTATTTTAATGTAGTTAATGCATTAGACATATTACGTTCCCGACAAGTTTGTTAACAAGATGGTCTTAAATAAACTATTTAACACCTGACCTTCAGGAATTGGCGGCATAATTGTTGTCCCTCCTCCACCACCAGTTCCAGCAATAACCATAGGTCTTTGTTGAGATCCACCACCTCCACCACCTATAAGAATTGGCATTAAAGTTACACTTGATTGTGGTAAATTATAATCTGGATACTGTTGAATTTGTTCAGGTATGTTTTGTTGCATCGATGGAACTGGAACAATCATTGACGCATTTGCAGCAGCTTGAAGAGATGAAGGTTTTTCTTTCAATTTCATTTCATTCCAATCATAACCTTTTGACTGTGCCCATGTTTTTGCTTGTTGTTGTTGTTCTGATGTCATTTCACTCCAAGCAGATTCGATTCTACCTCTTGCAAGAGGATTGTTTCTATTGTCCCATGCCATTTGGAATTTTTTCATCATGTCCGCACTTGGACGAGCAGTTGCAGTAGGAGTTTGTGGTTTATCTGGTTGACTTGGTTGTTCTGTTGAGACAGGTTGACCTGCCATGTTTTGTTGAGGTTTAGTTGATGGTTTAACTTTTACATTCCCACCAAATCTAAAGATTTTATCTTGATATGGAGTTGGATCAGTTGTTTTTCCATTAACATCTACTTCGAAGTGTAGGTGTGGTCCTGTTGAAGAACCTGTGGTTCCTACTTTTCCTATAACCGTACCTGGAGTGATGTCTTGTCCAGCTGAAACATTCACAGAACTCAAATGTGCATAAAAACTACTAACTCCTCCAGGGTGGTCAACTTTTACTTGATTGCCATATCCATTATTAACAAATCCAGCATTTGCAACTTTTCCAGGTTGAATTACACTAATGGCAGTTCCTTCTGACATCGGATAATCGTTACCATTGTGCATTCTATTCACTTTATAAATTGGGTGAAATCTCATTCCATACTTAGAACCTAATTTTGAACTAGGTAAAGATCCACCAGAAGCTTCAAGATCTTGCATAGTGCCTTGGAGACCACTTGGACTTAAATCTCTTTCACCATAGTTGTCATTTTCCATAACTTCCATGGATACTTCTTCATATTGGGTGTCAGATGAAGATCCAAAAGTTCCAAGTGAAATTGATTTTTCAAATTTAGTAACTACGTTGTCAAACTTATCTAATACTTGTGGTAATGTAGCTGATGTTTTAGCTGCGGCTGTAGCTTTTTGTTTTTGTTCCTGTTGTTTTAACTTTATTTTTTGTTTTTCCTTTACACTTCCTTCACTAGTTGCTTTTTCGTATGCTCTATCAGCTAAATAACCTCCACCAAATGCTCCTAAACTACCAACCGCGGCTCCCAATACAAAGCCAAGTCCAGGTATAGGAACTAAAGTTTGACCAATTGCTCCAGCCAATGCTACCCCAGCAAGTCCTCCAGCGGCTGCACCAACTGCTGCTCCTCCTGCACCTGCAGCTGCTTTACCTGTAGATTCTCCTTGAGAGATTCCCTCTGCGAAATCTAACCCAGCTAAAGCTGCAGATAAAATTGGTAATCCTCTAACTCCAGGAAGTCTAATTCTTCTTCCTTTTGGAATTGGTTTTCCGGCTTTTGGATTTACCTTTGGTTTTCCTCCTTTACCTCCTCGGCCGCCTCCTCCACCTCGTTTTCCTCCAAATAAATCTCCAACCAATCCTGCAGCGTCTAATGCACCACTAGCTAAACCAGATAGTAAACTTCCTGCGGATCCAAAAGTTGAAGATACGTTGATATTAGCCAGTTTTTTTATCTTTTTTTCATCAGGAAGTTTAATCGCTTCAATATTTTTTACCTCAGTTGTCATGAATTTTAAAAATTCATTATATGAAGTCTGAGTTGACCTCATCTGAGATTTTGAACGATTAATATTAACAATGTTATTGAAAGCAGATACTAAAGGTGACTTTAATGGAGTATCTTTTTTTGGAGTTGCCATATATTATCCGTCTACAATGTTGTACACCATTTTAGAATATAGTGTGAGGAAATTATCATGATTTGATGATGATAAAAATGGGACAGTAACTCCACCTTTACTCATTACAGGTGGAGGAGCCATTGTTTCCCCTACTTTTGTAGATTGTGCTTGTGGTGCAGCGACATTCAGGGGAGCAATATTTACTTGGGGTGTCTGTTGAACTGGTGGTTGTGATACTGTTTGTGCAATTTGTTGTTGTGTCTGTTGTTGAACTGGCGCTGGAGAGACTTGTGATGGTGCTGTTGTAGCTACAGGTTTTGGTTGTGTTCCTAATGTTCCTATTTTTCCGCCAAAATTATAGAACCAATTTCCACCAGATCTAAATTGAATATCTCCTGATTGTGCTTGACGCCCACCATAAAAATTTAAAGCACCTTTGACATTTTGCCTTGAAGCCTCCAAGTATTTTGGATCATTTAATATTGTTGCAGCAACACCAGCGGACCCACCACCAAAAATTTGTTGAAGTTTATTTAAACCATCGGGTTCAGCAGAAACTTTTTGTAGATATTGAAATTTTTCTTGAGGAGTATTCCCAGGTAATTTTGCAGCAATTGGTCCATATTTTGCTGCAGCGGCTGGATCTGCACTTTTTCCAAAAATTGCTGCAGATATTGGAGAAAACTGATCATATCCAGATAAAACACCAGCTAATCCTTTTCCATATTTACCCGAAGCTGAACGATTTAACATCACTTGCATCGCATCAGCAGCATTTTCTGGAGATGCTGCCTCCATACTTGCAACAAATGCTGCTAGTTTTTCATCTCCTGGTGCAGAGCTTATTGCAGATGTTGCCGCAGCTGCAGGAGCTCCACCAGTTTTACCTTCTTTTGTTTTAGGTTTTGATCCAATAGTAGATACTCCACCACCAGAAGTTGGTTGAGATTTTTTAACATTTGATAATGAACTAATAGCTGAAGAAAATCTATCTAAAATGGAATTAAACCTATCTAATAGGATTCCAGGTATAGCTCCTTCAGTCATTGGTGCGGCTTGAACATCTCCACCGACATCCAACATTCCACTTACTACTTTAGATCCAAGTCCACCAGCTAATGCAGCACCACCCAACATCAAACCTGCTTTACCCCCACCTCTCAATGCTTTGGAGAGCATTCCCATTGGTCCTCTTCTGAGTCCCCCTCCAGGAATATCAATGTCTAAATTTAATCCACCGCCACCAGCAGTTGCAGTAGGTAAATTTGAAAGTTGTTTTACTATCCTTACAATTGTTTGACGAATAATCTTAGCAACATTAAAAGTTTCTGTGAATACACTTTGAAGTGCTTTAAGATTTTCTCCAAGGGTCCTTACATTTTTTCTATTTCCAAGAAATTGGATATAACCTAAAGCTTCTTTGTATAAATTTAAGAAATTTTGTAAAATTGAATTTGGTTTTGCCGAATCAACTTTATCTAATCTATTATTATACTTTTCTTCTAATCCAGCAATTTTTTGATTAACTACTTGAGTTACATTTTGATTTATTGATTGTACTCTATTTTCAACATTAGTTAAAATGTTTGATGATAATGTTTGAATAATAGAGTTTAAATCTGGTGGTCTTGCCGCAACTCCAGCAGCACCTCTTTGAAATCCAACAATTTTATTAGCAGCACTAGCAACAACTCCCTCACCAAGAGGAGATCCACCAGTAATAAAATTCTGAACAGCTGCAGCCGTCGTTGGTCTTTCTCTAACAATACTAGATGGATTGAGTAGTGAACTAACTGCCACGGTTTGCTGCCTGTTGTGCCTTTAAGTTTTCTTCTTCAATGTGCATTTTCAACAGGGTGAGATAGATATCTCTTTCCCAAGGCATCATATTTTCAATCTCTGTCAAAGAGTATTTATGGAACTGCATGAGAGCGAAGTTAATACGGAAATATGACTCAAGATCAATATGAGCCATGATTAGCCGAAAAAACTGGTTAGTCCCTCCAGAGTTACCGTATTTTCTACTTTAGTATTTGGATTTACTACTGTAAAAGTGTGAGACAATTTGGGCATTGTCTCAAAAAACTTTTCAATCTTTTTAAATTGATCTGCGTTCATACTTTCAATAAACTCAATCAATTCCTTTTTAGTTACATCTGCAGCTGCCCAAGCTTCTTCTGCAGTAAAAATAGATTCAATACAAGAAGAGATAATATCAAAGGACTTTTCAATCGTTGATACAGACTCTTGAGTTGTAAAATCAAAATTATTTTTAATGAATTGATCCAATGAAGGATATTTCATTTTAATCATGATTTGATCATCAATTTTTATTTCTGTAGAGTGTTCTTCATCTTTTTGGACTTGGATTTCATCTACAAAAATTTTAACGGGAACCTCGGTGGTTCCATCATCAGAACAAGTTACAATTAAATCTACAGATTCTCCTACCGATTTTCCTCTAACGTTTAAGAAAATATATTCAATGTCGAAAGATGGCAACTCTTCTACTTTGATTCCTTTTGTTAAAATACAATCTTTTAGAACTGATTTAATCGCTAAAGTAATTTGTTTAATGTCTTGACTTTCTAAAGCTAAAATTAGAACTTTTTCTTCTTTTACTAGAAATGGTCTATATTTTACAGGTTTTCCAGTAGAAGGCAATTTGAGCTCATAAGTTGGTGTGGCAATCTTAGGTAATGGCATATAATTATATAATCAATTAAATTTATTTAGAGTGGTTTAAAAGACGGAGAAAGATCAATCCCAGAGTTAACTCCATATGTTGGATTTGTAAAGTATTCTGGAGCATTACCCCAAGAAATAGATGGAGTTGTAAGGCTTATATTTTCTCCACCATCAGTTATGAATGGATTTTCATAATTATTCTGTCCAGTTCCGAAGTGATTTAAAATTACATAACGATCATAATTGAAACTTACTGTCGTTTTTGTAATTGTACTACCTTCATAAGTGACTGGTAATGCAGTTAAATTTGTTGGGAATGAATTGATAAATTTATAAGTCATCATTGAAGGAGTTCTTGTGACATTTGCAGTATTTGGATCTACATAAATGTCTCTTTCAAATTTAGTTATCGCTAAATCTCTCTTATATGTTTTTGGATATCTAAATCTAAAGAATTGTTCTGAATCAAATTGCCCAACTCCACCTCTAGGATTACCTGATGCTAGTTTACCTTTTGTATTGTAGAGTGGATTTATAAAATTCATCCATTCTTCAAATAGACGAATAATACCATATTCTGCATCAACATAGAATGTCATTGTGACTTCTGGAAAATCTCTCCGATTTGGAAATCTTTCCACAACTCCTTGTCTACTTCCAGTCTCTTCGAACATACTAAATGATGCTCCTGGAAGAGCAGTTTCATTGCACATAAATTCATAACGAAGAGAATTTAAATACGAAGTATTGCCATTGAATAGGTTTGATCCCAAAACTCCACAAGTAACTAACCAAGCATTAATATCGGAATCTGAGTTTGTAATTGGATATGTATCGCCAAGAAATAAAGTAACTTTAAATTGGCTTGTAACAGATAGTTCACCAAATAATTCACTAACTCCAGGTAAAGCCGCACGACCATCATTAGTATTTCTAGGCAGAGTCATCCTTGTATAGATTGGATCTATTCTATACTCGTTTGAAGGAAAATCTGGCCTAAATGGTTCAGCCATCTATAAATATTACTTAAGGATCTATAGTATGTATATGAGTTATAAGGGAAAATACCGACCAGAAAACCCCAGAAAATATAAAGGTGATCCCACAAATATTGTCTATCGTTCTTTGTGGGAAAGAAAGTTCATGAGATATTGTGACTTAAATGAAAATGTGAATCAATGGCAATCTGAGGAATTTTGGATTCCTTATCTTTCTCCTTTGGATAACAAAGTTCATCGTTACTTTCCAGATTTCTTTGTAAAGTATAAAGATAAAAACGGAAATACCCGAACAGTGGTGATTGAAATAAAACCCAAGAAAGAATTACAAATGCCAGAACAAAACCCTAAGAGAAGAACAAAAGCATGGGCATACAAGGTCCAAACTTGGGTTAAAAATCAAGCAAAATGGAAAGCAGCGAAAGAATTCTGTGCAGATCGCAATTATGAGTTCCGAATCATGACCGAAGAGGATCTAGGAATATGAAAGACATTCCATATGAAAAGGGAAAAGGTATTGGCGATCAAATCATAAAAGAAGCCGGAAAGAAAAATCGTAGTGGAGATTGGTATTCTGGTAGACTTAGACAAGTATTGGGTGAACTTCAAGAAATAGATATAAACTTACAGGATACTGGTGGAATTGAAGTTGGAAGAATGTATTTCTTCATTTATGGAGCAAGTACTAGAGAACTTACCTTCTTTGATAGACAACCACTCGTGTATATTACAGAGGTTAATTATAGTCAAAACTACTTTATTGGAATAAATTTACATTATGTTGGAAGGCAATATAGGGAGGGCCTTGCAAAAAGCCTAATAAATAAGTCAGATACCGTAGGTATACCTCGTAATACTATTCATCGTTACTTTTTTTCTGGAGTCGCTGGAGGATTTTTAAGAATTCCAGAAAAAGATTGGCCCTCCGTTGCACTATTACCCACTGAAAAATTTGTTGATATGAGAGGTCAATCTTTCCCTAATCACAAAGCCTGGAGCAAATCTTAAGTGGCGTATACAAACGTTAAATCCCCATTAGTTACTAAAAACGGTGTTTCATATAATCTGCAATATGATCCAATCACTGGGTATGTCCAAATTATTCAACAAAACGCTCCTTCAGGAACAAAACCTATCTATCAAGATGGTCAATGGAATGTATCATCTACTTCATTAGGATTCACTAATAACGAAAAAAGTCAATTACATACACAAACAATTATATCAGTTCAAGCAGCATATAGAAAAGTTGGTGGAGTTACATCGGGGTCAAAATTACCACAATGGGCATCTGAAAATTTTACAACTGGGTCTCCTGGACAATCATCTGTTACACCACAAAATGCTGTTTCTGGAACTGTAGGTGGATTGGGTGGTTCAAGCACAAGAAATAATAGTGGAACAAGAATAACTAATGCAGCTAGTGCTGCTGGTTCTGGGTCAATTCCTGGTAGCGGTGGATCAGGATCAACAAGTTCTTCAGCTGATGGAGGAGTAGGTGGTGGCGGGGGAGTAGGTTCCTTGTATGGGTTCTTACAGAATCCCGCTGAAAGTTATAAAAACTTTGCGGTTAATGGTGCTAACTTTGGAGTAAAAAACGAAAAAGAACTGTTTAGTGGAGAAATGAAATATCCTGAAGATTTAATGACTAGTCTTCAAGATCATTTTGCAATTTCTCAATACAGATATCGACCATCTAAAGCTAGTTCTATTTTTGGAGGTACTGCTGAGGCCGTTCAAACTTTATCAAAAGGAATCCAAACAGTATCAAATTTATCTGAAATTATTGGAACAGTATTTCTTCCCATGCCTAATAGTGTTGCGGATAGCAATAATGTTAGTTGGGGTGAAGATTCGATGGGAAATATCGCGGCTGCAGTTGCTGCACAAACAATGGGGAACGCTAAGGCTTCCGCTTTGACTGCTGCAGGTGGTGCGGCGATTGGGGGCCTCCTTGGTGCCGGAATGGAGAAAGGTGCTGGAGCCGCTATGTTGGGAAAAAATCTATTTCAATTAATTAAGGATGGAGCCGTAAGTGAAGAACTAGCGATGTTAATAGGAGGTGAGGGAGTTTCGAGATTATTAAAAATGCAAGGCATGGGTGTTGAAGCCGAATCAATTCTCGCAAGAGGAGCAGGAATTGTTCCAAATTCGAATCTAGAATTATTATTTAATGCACCAACACTTAGAAGTTTTACATTTAGTTATAGATTGTCTCCAAGAAGTCCAGAAGAAGCTGCAATGGTTAGAAGAATCATAAGATTCTTTAAACAAGGAATGGCAGTTAAAAAAATGTCAGGTAAATCTGGACAATCATCCTTTTTCTTGGGAAGTCCAAATGTTTTTAAATTAGAGTTCAGAAATGGGAAAACCAATGAAATTGCAGGTGTAAATAAATTTAAAACTTGTGCATTAAAAAGTTTTAGTTGTAATTATACCCCTGATGGTTTATGGGCAGCATATGAAAAAGGTCAACCAGTTTCAACTACTATGCAAATGATGTTTGATGAACTTGAACCAATTTACGACACAGATTATCAAGAAGGAAACATCTTTGGCGTTGATAGTAAGACTGGTAAAGTAGATATTATGAATAGAGGTGATTTATCTTCAGTAAGTTCGAACTCAGTAGGATACTAAAATGTCATACTTTAAAGAATTACCAAATATTCAAGTTCTGAATAGAACAAAAAATCAAGTATCTAATGATGAAACACTTATTGTCAAAAATATTTTTAAGAGAGCGAAACTTAGAGAAGACCTAAGTTCAATAACTGCAGCTTTTGAATATTACATAATTACTGAAAATGAAAGACCGGATGAGGTTGCAGAAAAAATTTATGGAGATCCAGAATTAGATTGGGTTATATTGACTACCAATAATATTATTAATGTTCAAGACGAATGGCCCTTATCTCTTGACAATTTTAATACCTACATGTTGGAAAAATATGGTTCTGAAGATGGTTTTACTCAAATTCGTCATTATGAATCTATTTCCACAAAAGATTCTTTCGGTAGAGAAGTTTTTCCTGGTGGAGTAATTCTTGATGAGGCTTTTTATAAAAGTCCAGAATATGTAAGTTTAGACGAAGAACCTCCTGGAATATCATTTCCACCAATTTATGTTCCAGGAACTCAGGCTGTATTAACTCCCGTGGTAGGTTTTGGCAACACTATACAATCCATACAAATTACAAATCCTGGACTGGGATATACGCAAATTCCAACAATCACAATTTCCAACCCTCCAGTTACTGTTAATGCTTCAGCAAGTAGTTTAATTAGTAATTTCAGAGTATCTTCGATTGTAAGTATAGTGGGAGGTCAAGGTTATAACAATGTTCCCCAAGTAACATTCTCAAGTCCAATTCAATCAGTCCAAGCAACTGCTGAATGTGAATTGGGTGATGGAATTAATATTGATAGAGTTACAACAATTAAAAATTTAGTTGGCGGAATTGGTTATGGGTTTACAGCACCAACAGTAACATTTTCACCATCTCCAAGAGTTGTAGTTGGATCATATGATAAAGAGTCACCAATTTCAGTAGGTAATAATATAGAAGGTTTCTATTTAAATGCTGCTGGAAATTACTTATACACAGCCAGTTTTACTGGTGCAAATCAAATTAAACAGTATACTTTGAGTAGTGCTTGGAATATTGATTCAATCTCATTGACTTATCAATTAGATGTAAGTGCAGATTTTAGTTATACTACTGGTGTTGAATTTAAACCAGATGGAACTATAATGTATGTAACTGGTGGAGTCGGGTCTTCTTATAAAATAATAGCTTATAATTTGTCTACTGCATGGAATCTTTCATCTGCAACAAAATGGAATGAAATTACCATAGCTTCTCCAGGTGGAATAAGATTTAAACCAGATGGAACTGTGGTTTTTATTCTAGACTTTTCTAATCCCGATGTAATTAGAGAATATTCTGTTGCAACTCCTTGGAATATCACGACAAGAAGTGGATCATCAGTAAGTAGTTTAAATATCACAACCACTACTGGAGATGATTCTATTCTAGGATTTACTTTTAATTCTAATGGAACTAAATTGTTTGCAACAAGTCAAGGTAGTTCCAGTATTTACGAATTTAATTTACAATCGTGGCAATTAAACACCGCAACTTATGCGTATGATTTTTATGTTGGAGATAGAATCGGAGAACCATGTGACATTTTTATACAACCTAATAGTGAAAAATTTATAGTAGGCGGTGATCCAAGTAACAAATTATTTGAATATAATTTAATTTCTACGGCAAAAGGAGTTGCAGAAGTTACTGGAGGGTCTGTCAGTAATATTAATATTACAAATTCAGGAGTTGGTTATACAGTACCTCCAACAATAACTATTGGAAACCCATATCCTGCTGTAACCGCCACAGGAACAGCAAATTTAACAAGTGGAATTGTTACCAGTATCACTATAACAAATACTGGATTTGGATATACTGTAGCTCCAACCGTGTCTATTGAAAATGCTCCGATATCTAGAAAAGCAACAATAACATTCCAATTAGTAAACACTGGTATAGGAAACATTCAAATTATTGATGGGGGAACAAACTACGTTACAACGCCAACCATTACCGTAAGTTCACCAGAAGAAATTTTAAACGTTGAAGTTGGTGGTTTATATAATCAAAATCAAACTACTTGGAGATGGACTGGAACAGAATGGCAAGAAAAAATTACAGAGGAGTTTCAATACTTTGATCCAACTACAAACTCTATAATTAGAATACCAGGATCTTCACTTTGCAGACCAATATCACATTATGAATATGAATCCAGGTTAAACGACGAAAAAAGAAAAATAATAATTCTAAAACCAGAATACTTATCTGCAGTTATTAATGATCTTAGAAATATTATGACGTATAATCAAGATGATCCAAATTATATTGATGATAAACTTAAGAGGACTTATAACGAAAAAGTCATGAGAATATAAAAAAAGGAGGGTTTTATCCCTCCTTTTAGTTTATCAGGACTCGGCGAGTTTTTGGAAGTAACTCAGAGCATCATCTGCATCTTCATCATCTTCTTCCTGTACTGCAGGACGAGCAATCTCAAAGGAAGGAGTGGAACGCTTCGGAGCAGACTCACCACGACGTTCTGCTTCCCACTGTTCATCCTCTTCAACGGTCTCAGGATCCTGTCGTGCGGGGGCTTTTGCACCCAGGACATAATCCAGACGCTTCTTCAGTTCCTCGTAGGACTTGAAGTTTGATGTAGCAGCGAACTCATTGAGATCGTTCAGGTTCTTATAGATGCGTTCCAGTTTGTCATCATCATCCAGAAGAGTAGAAGGCTTCTCAAACTCGGACTTATCGTAGTTCCAGTAACCTTCAACCTTACGAATCTTCAGTTTGAAGTTAGCACCAGTCCAGAAGTCAAAAGGATTGACAGCTTCTTCATCGGCAAACTGCGGTTGCATCGCTTCGGTAATCTTATCATAGATCTTCTTACCGAACTTGTAGAGGAACACACGACCCTCATTCTCGGGGTGTGCAGGATCACTCACCACATAGATGTTGGCGTAGTAGGAGAGTTTGCGTTTCTGTTTCCGAGCAATCTCCTTATCACGATCGGATCCAGAGTTCCACAGAACACGGTTGTGTTCGGACACAGGATCTTTCTGTCCCAGAGTCGTCAGAGAGTTTTCGATGTACCAACCACCAGGGCCTTGGAATGCATGACTCCAGACTTGAGCCCAAGGAAGTTCACATCCTTCGGGTGCAGGGAGGAATCGGATGACTGCGTAACCATTTCCGGCTTTGTCTACTTCAGGTTTCCAGAAACGATCATCAGAACCACTTTCTCCACTATTCAGTTTTTCGACTTGTTTGATCAGTTTTTCAGTCAGTGAACCAGCACGGGACTGTTTCTTGAGATCAGCAAAAGACATTTGTATTCTCCGTATTGAGTGTATTTGGCCTTTGGGACGACTTTATCTTACCGCAGGGTAGAAGGGTTGTCAAGCCCTAGTCTTTAGGCATTTCCTCTGGATTTTCCAGTTGCATTTCAAACAAAAGAGGATGACATTCTTCGTCAATCAAATAATTTGACCAACGATACATGTCTTCAGAAGTATAATATTCATTACTTTCTGCTTCTATCTGTATGTATGGATCTTCCTGCATAATTAACGGAATATCATCAAATGTAAAAGGAATTCCGTTAATGAAATACATGTCTACAATCTCACCGTTGTGGTAACAATATGTGGAGGTGATCTTGTAGTGGTAGGACATATTACATATCTGCGATTTTATCTAGTCTTTCTAGAGTTGTTTCCATTTCTGAGAATAACTCATTAACATTATTACCTTTAAAACCAAGAAACTCTGCAGCATCCTGAATTCTTTCTTTCATTTCAAGTGCTTCTGGGTCATCAGATAACGAAAGACGGAAGTAAAGATTCTTCTGTTTCTCTAGAAAAGTTCTCATGAGTTCTACATGTTCCTTCTTTTCTTCTCTATTCATGAGAGGAGCTTTGAAGGTATCTTTAATAATTCGTTGTTGGAGTTCTTCCATCTCTTTGATGGCTTCTCTTACGATTTCGGATTGAAAAAATCCACTCACAATACGATCTCCTTTAGTGTCTGTGTGTACTTTTCCTTATCAATATTTAGGAACGATTTGTATTTTTTGATGCGTAAACTGACGGATTCCCACACAGGATCTAGGAGTTTTTTATCAAATTTCTTAGAAAAATTGAGGATCATATCTATGATCACAAAAGTTTCTATGGATATAGCGTTTTGCAAATACTTTTTAAGGATTTCTGGGTGAGATGATCCACGAACTTCAAATAACTCATTGAAGTTGTCTTTATGGATAAAGACTTCAGCCTCTGTCTTGAAGAGATAGTAGAGGCTTTGAGATCTTTTCACCCAGTTTGAATAATTTTTTTCACCTGACTCAATGATTTCACCGATCCAAAGTTTAGCAGGATCATCACATTCTACAAAATTAGCCAAGAAATATTGACGGATCTCGTCATCAGATTTCTGACGAGACATACGTTCAAAGAAATATCGATCTTTCCTTTTGTTAAAGGACTCTTTTGAAGCTCTGGACTTTCCGCAATATTGAAAGTAATCGTAGTTTGGTTTAGTGAAATGATTCTTGAATGCCAGGTATGTTTTGTATACCTCTATTGGCGTCATCAGAATACTAGTTTAGCACGACTTGTTTTCTTTAGGAAGTTAAGTTGAGTTGCCTCGTGTTTTAATTTCTCTTTCAATGGTTTTGAAATGAGTTTTGAAACAGATTCAAATTCAATACCATTCTCTTCACAATAAGTGACAATGGCTTCAATATAATTAATTTTTGAACTCATCACAAGATGTTCAATGTCTTGTGCGAACTTAGACTGACAGAGAAATTTTTCTTTAATGAGTGAATTTACATCTTCAGTGTTGTTCTGCATGGGTTTCGGTATGATGAGCGACGAACTCTCTGATGTATTTGGTAAGAAGTTTAATATAGTGACCTTTGTTTCTTTTTTCATAGACAAAACATTCTCCGTTGTCAGCAACCATAATAGTAATCAGTTTTTGGACTGGAATACCAGTCATTTCATAATACATGCAAGCATATGCTGTTTCCTGGACAAAGTAATTTTCAATCCATTCTTCAGGTTTTATTTTCTTTGAAGTCTTAAAGTCAATAACTGCGAGCTCTCCTTCGTACTCAGCGATGCAATCTACTCTGCCCGCAAGTCCCAAGTAGTCACTGTATAGTGACTTTTCTAAAGCATGTATATTATTTATACGATCCAGATAGGGTTTAGCAGCAAGAAAGAGAAACTTCGTTACAGGAAGTGGGTTATATTTGTCAATATCTTCATTTAACAAATACTTTTCAACAATATCATGGAATTTAGTTCCGCGATCTGTTGCAACCTTAGTGATCTTATTGGCTTCTTCCTCACCAACTTTTTTACGCCAGTCAATAAACTTTTGTCTACCATAAAAACTGGTAATAGAAGTAATAGAAGGATACAACTTACCAGAAGGGGTACGATAAAATCTCGTACCCTCAATATTTTCAGATTGTAGATCAAGCTCTTCTTTTAAATAATCTAGATGAACAAACATTACATACCTAAAGCCAACTTTGTAACAATGTAGTTTTTGACAAGTCCAGAACGAACAATATCATCAACTCCAAATTCTACACTGGAAAAATCATATTCCATTGCACGAATGATTTTCATAAAATCTAGAATACCATTCTTTTCGTGAGTTTTAACAAGATCTGATTGAGTAGCGTCACCACAAAATAAGATTTTACTATTCTCACCAATACGAGTAATTATACTATCTAATTCGTGAAAGTTCAAGTTTTGCATTTCATCAACAAGAACAATTGCATTGTCTAGAGTAGTACCACGAATAAAACTTGTAGACCAGAATGAGATTGTTTCTTGAGCTTTGAGATTACCGTAGAGCATCTCAAAGTCTGCGTCAGAAGGCAACTCAAACATGTACTTACACATGTTCTTATAAGGAATCTGATACAATGAAGACTTATCTTCATGATCTCCAGGAAGGAAACCAATCTCACGAGTAGAAACCAAAGATCTTACAATATAAACTTTATCATAAGGAGTTCTCTCGTCCAAAACATCCTTAAGTGCTAAGTATAGTCCTACAAAAGTTTTACCTGTACCTGCAGCACCATAGGCAAAAATATTCTTACCTTTTTTATATTCATCAAAAAATCTTTTTTGATTGTCTGTAAGTGGAGAAATATCCACCATCAATTCAGAGTTGATTGGTTTTTTACGACGCAATTGTTTTGCGCTCATACCAATCCCAATGTTGCCGTTGGATGTTTTTCTTTGTCTTGCCATTTAGATTTTCTTCACACGAGAACCAGGTGCTTTTCCGGCTTTGGTAAGAACATCATTCCAGCCTGGATTTCTGGAAATCAGTTTATCTTTCCACTCGCCTACTTCACCAGAATTGGGGCAAGTTGCTGGATCACTCCAATCTCTCTCCCAATCTGGATTATCGTTCTTCCACTGAGTCCAGTCGTGAACACTCATGATCACTTCTTTCTGTTCACCAGTGGATTTATTAATAACAGGATAAGTCGCCATTTAGTTTACGAATTTCAATATAATTTATTTATTGTGTATTTTTTGAGCAATGTAATGTTGAGGGGAAGTTTGCTCTATAGACCATTTTACCACAGGTTTTACATAGTAACCAGTATTCTCTTTTAATTTGTACTTTTTGTAGTTTTTTCTATTGTGTTTTTCTAGAATTAACTTGTGTACTACATTATCATCATCAACATTATTATATTTTTTAAGATGTTCTCTAATTGTTAATTCTAGGTATTTGTTTTCTTTATAAGCCTGGAACTCTTCTACCCTTTTTTTCGTTAAATGTGGTAATGAAAAGAGTGTTTTCTTATCGAATTTGATGTTTACGTGTTTTAGACCCAACAGTAAAAGTCTTTCATAAATTTCAGTATCCTCCCAAGCAGCATATTTGTTCATATTTTCATTATATCCACCAATCTTGAAGTAATTTTCTTTTGTTATGTACAAAGTACCCCACAAGGGTTTAAGGTATTTGTAGTTTTGATAGACATGTTTTGGATCTAATTTAGAATTAGTAAAATGCCAGGATTCGTCAGTACCAGTTAAGAATGAATTGTCATCAATAGTATGGTGATCGAAAAAATTAAAATATGGATTCATAACAGTGTCAGAATCCAACTTTAAAATAGACTTACTTTTAACTAAAGATGCTGCTAAATTTAGTGGTTGAGGTTGATTAAAATATGGTTCTCCGGGGACAGTAATAATTTTAATTCTACTGTCTAGTCGAGTTAAATGGTCAACAGGAATGTCAGAATTCCAATCTGTTACTATAACTTCTTCAACTTCATCAAACTGTATCCATGAACTTATGGATACAGTTAAAGCTTCACCTCTGTTTTTACATGCGGATATTATTGAAATACTCATATTTTAACAGCTTCATATATTTGATCATTTACTTGGGTAACTTTCCATTTGTAGATTGGTTCTGAATACCACTCAACGTTTACGTCGATTATTTCACTGTACTCATTTTTCTCTTCCAAATCAAGTATTTCCATCATTCTTGCGGATATAGGATATACATTATGATTTTTTTCTTTACACAATTTTGCCATATAAGTGTAAAGATCATCTCCTACAAAATCTTTTCCAAATTCACTCAAAATTTGACTAATACTGTCAAACGATTGAAAATTTTTAACTCTATCTTTATCTGAATGTGGAATATGTAAGGCTGATAATTTCTGGGCGTCTATCAATATTGGATTAAGTCCATATGATATTAACCTTACCGCCAACTCATCGTCCTCTACTGCATAATACTTGCCCATATTTTCATTATATCCACCAAGTTTTTTAAAGATCTCGGTTTTTACATACAACAAACCCCAGAGTGGATGTAAAAAATCAAAATCCATTCCAGTCAGTAATTTGTTGGATCCGGATATAAAAGAATTTTCATCAATTTTATGAAAATGAAAAAAGTTGAAATATGGATTTAATATATGATCACAATCCAACTTTAATAGATATTCACTCTTAACTAAAGACGATGCTAAATTTAATGGTTGAGGTTGATTAAAATGTGATTCATTTTTCACATTAATTATTTTTACCTTTTCACTTAAAACTGTCAGATGATCTATAGATTCATCCGAATTCCAATTAGTTACTAGTATTTCATCAACCTCATCAAACTGCATCCATGAAGCCATAGATACAGCCAAAGCTTTAGATCTGTTTTTACATGCAGTTATTATTGAAACGGACATCTTATTGACTTATTTCAAGATCAGAGTAATCGAGTTTTTGCAGTTCTTCTGGTTTAATTTCTTTTGTCAAGAATTTTCCATCTTCATTATATTCTACAATATAATTATCCTTAGTTGTATCTACAATTCTGCATGTAGTCCAAGCTTCGTCTTTTGATACTGCTTTGGTTTGGTAGTACATGTTTTACCTCCTTAGGCGGCATTGGTATATATCACCACTCCAGAGCTTCTGCAACTGAAGGGAATTGTTGTTTGAATACTTCTTTGCAAGCAAGTGCAATATCCATATGTTCTTTTTGAGTTCCGTGTGCAGAACGAAGATTGATATAATGAATCCAAGAACGACAAGAGCCTGTCATATAGATTCGTGTAGGCGTAGCCAGGGGAAGCACAAAACGAGCACATTCCTTAGCAACACCTTGTTCCAGAAGATAGTTATAGACATCCTGAGAGTCCTTGAAGAGGTCTTGAATCATCTTATTCATCACAAAGACCCTTTCCTCATCCAAGTCATCAATCGAGTTCTGGCGGTTCTTAGTGTCCTGCCTACGCAGTTCCGGCAACGGGATATCAGTACTCAGTAGATTGGTGTCTGCATACCGTTGAGAAAATTCCTGGAATGTAAACGAGCGGTGGCGCAAAATTTGAGCCGCGATACCACGATTCGTTTCAATCTCAAGGGTCATAGAAGACTGTTCAAAAACAGACCAATGATTATGCTTAATACAATAAGCAAGCAACTTGGCATAGTTTTCGTTGTCTTGATTCGCAGGATTAGAAACTCGCGCAATATACGCCATTGTTTGTTCTGCATCGGGAGTAATCGAAATAAGTCGTACAGTCATTTAATTCCTCAATCAGGGTAACCATCATCGTCTTCAAAGATCTCATCATAATCTGAAATGTGACCTTCATCTTTTTTTACTTGTCTATAAGAATCTAGATCAGAATAAATCTCCGATTTTAATGCACCTACAAGTGACTCCAGATTTCTTACAATCAATTTAAGTCTTTCTTTGTCCATGATTATTCATAGTCTCTTACTATTTTACTACAAAAAAAAGAGGGTGTAAACCCTCCTTTACTTCAAGCAATTTGTGGTTGCTTTGCCATATTAAGTTGTGCAGCTTTAAGAAGTTTTTCTTTCTTTGCTTTTTTCTTGAGATAACGAACGAAGTAAGTATTCATTTTACTTTACCTCCCGACTTTTCCATAGAGAATTTGTTTCCATTTTCATCTACCCAGAACATTGTTCCACGATAGATTTCTACATGAGGTTCTCTTTTCAAAGTTTGATTTGGGCGGTCGTTGGTGTCATATTCAACACCACGGTATACGACTTTAGACATTAGGGTTCTCCTTAGTTGTTTAGGTTAAAGAGCGTTCCTTCAGTCGGCTTTTGCGTCTATCTTACACTCTTTTGGTGAGATTTGTTTAATCTCCCAAATTAAATCATTCTTTGCTTGTCTAGGGAGTTCTTGTTGATGAACTCTTCCAGAAATTAACTGTGCTTGTAAGCACGTTAGAATGAGTGTTTCCATAGATGAACGATCCGTTCCGAGTCGGCTTACTTCCGTCCTATTGAATTGTTTAGCACTTAAGTTTCAAAACATCCTTTCGGAGTTCTAATAGCAATCGGTCTTCTTTTCTTTGGTCTACTACATCGTCGTTTTTAACGATGTCCATAAGTTCCCACGCTGCGTCGCAACTTATTGTAACTTTATTAGTTTGTGCAAGTTGTGGCGTAGAAATAGAAAGAAGTGGAACCCATGCTAAAAGCAAAAGTGCTTTAGTCATAGGATGAACGTTAGGGGATTATTATACCCCTATTCATCCTATATAGTCAAACAATTTTGTAACATCAGATACAAAATTAAGATTGATTAAGTTTTGATTCCAACTCATTAATTCTAGAAAATTCACTATAAGCCTGTTCAGATCTCTCATGAAGAATGGTCATGAGATCATCATAAATTACACCAATATCAACATAATCATTGAAGTAAGTTTCAAGTGCTTCTCTAAGGTATCTTTTACGATTCCATTCTGGAGAATAGGGTTTATATTCCATGATAAGAGTATAATATGTTGACAATTATAAGGTATCTATTGTTCAATGTCAAGTTCTTTATAGACTCAACCCATAAGAGGCATATTCATTCCCTATTTTACCTCGTATAAAACTATTAAAAGCTAAACTAATTCTGACAGAATTTTCTGAAGTTTTTCTAACTCCATGAGACAGGGATGAAGGAAATATTAACAAGTCAAAATTATTAACCTTAAGTGTCCATTCTGTGGAATTATACTCGTGATAATTTTTACTATTGAACGATATTTGTTTATAAATGTCATTATAAAATGTAATTTCATCCCCTTCATCAACCTGAATATAAAACACAGCACTTAAAAAACTATTTGGGTGATTGTGTTGATGATGCCATCCTTGGGGAATAGTCACATTTGTCCAAGACTGAGTAATGTATATCTCTACTTCATCTGAAGGTTCATAAACCGTGTCCAAATAATTTTTTAGTTTGTGTTCAAATTTCTTTTTTAAACTTAAAAGATTCTGATCGTCTAATATCCTCTTTTCTAAAGAAATAAAATTTCCATGAGATTTAATCATATCATTGAATGATTTTAAATACTCAATTTCTTTTTCGGTTATTTGATCTTTTAAAGAGTCTTGTGTTACGATTGTTGGAAATAATTTGTGTATCATTTATGCACGAAATAAGTAATCAGTCTCGTTGTCTCCAATCATCTGGTTTATCTTCAGTCCACCAGTCAACCATATCATCAATACTATCAAATCCACGTTTACCAAAACGATCAAATCCAGTTCCACCAATATCAAGTTGGTTTAGAAAATCATCCATATCACCTTCTTGCATATTAGGATTCTCTGCAGTCCTTCTTGCTTGTCTGAGCATTGTTCCTGCAGTTCTATTTGCATTTGCAAGTTTCTCTGCCCAGATCATATCTTCCAAACTTACCTCTTCGTGCAAGGCAATTTTTTCACAAATTGCTTGAAGACGAAGACGATATTGTGTAGAGAGCATGATTATTCTCCATATAAGATTATTTAGAGTGCAATTATATCATCTCTCAATATAACTTAGAGTATGATTTGTTGCATATAGTTGTTCTATAATCATATCACAACCAATTTTTGGATCGCAATCCCCACAAGTATAAACATCACAAGCAGCTTTACCATCTTCTGGCCATGTGTGAATACTTATGTGACTTTCAGATAACAAACACAAGACGGTAACTCCTTGTGGATCAAACTTTTTAAAGATAGTTTGACATACAGTTGCACCACTTGCAGCTGCGGCTTGTTCTAAGAGTCCCATAAGATAATGCTCATCGTTTAGTAAAACGAATGAGCATCCAAAGAGATTTAGGAGATAATGTTTTCCCATTTATCCAGGATTGTCCTCCTGATCCTTAAGTAAACGACTAACGATTTGTTCTCTTCCGTCCATCATGGCTACTGTGTAAATAGAAGATCTCATGTATCTTTTAATTTTTTTATATTGTTTTCTCACTTCTTTGATTGCGTCAAGATTCATCTCAACGTTCATATCACCAGAAATTACTTTGGCCTCTTTTTCTTCACATCCGATGCTTGATATCCCCAAGTTTTCGGATTCACTGTTCCCTCTGTCCATTTAATACCTCTCACATCTCTGTATTTGTCCCAATAATAATTAAAAATATCATATTGTGATCCGGCTTGGACCACATCATATTGTGTTTCATCATCTATTCCATATGATACCAAATAAGAATTTCGTGGTAGATCACGATTTTTGGCAGCAGATGGATCACAATCTGCATGAATAATGTTCACAGACATATCAAGAACGATTCCCCCATTGGATGTCAGGATACGCCTCAGAAACAAGTTCTTTGGTGATATTATATTTAGTTTGCAATTTTTTGTCCTTTACAAGACATAATACTTCCGCTTCTCCAGGATGGAAAGATTCCAATAAGTTAATGAACATCGTTTCTTTTCGAAGCCTGTTCATTGCATCATTACCACCCTTCACGAAATTATAGAACTTACTCCATTCTTTACGAATACTGGAAGATGGAGCAACTCGATCTGCATCTTCCTTAGGTTGAATTGGAACATCACCTTCGGGAAGAACTGATTGAATACTTGAATCAAAGTTCCAAATCAACAGGGACTTAAGAAAATTCTCATTATATTGTTGAAGAATATTAATCTTCTTATCCTTAGTTCTTTCTGCAACAATAGCCGCAAAGATTTCATGAACATAAGAAGTTGGAGTCAGTTCAATCTTCTCTACGGCTTTTTCAACCTTAGGGGTTGTTGTCTTTTTTGCTACTGGTTTTTTAGTAGTAGTTGTTGATGTGGGTTTTCTACTACTGGTCGTCGTCTTCTTCGTAGTCGTCATAGCTATTTTCAAATCGTACTGCAATTATTTCGTCAGGAATAATATTCCCATTAGTGTCAAACATTTCTGGATGAGCGAATACTTGTTGAGGAGTGGAGAAAACTACATGTTCTTTCCATAACCAACCAACTACACCACCAACTATCAAGAACATGAATGATATTAAACAAAAGATGGTAATTAAAGGTGCTGTCATGGCCCTACCTCCGAGAGATTACTTTTTTCTGATATCTAATGAAAAGTTTAGATAAAGGTGAATCTCTCTTTTGAAGAGAGAGACCATTTTACCAAAACTAAATTGGAACGTTTTTGGTGCTTCAGGTTCTCTCCTCCTTTTTCTTAACAATAATTCCACACCTCTATTTATGTGAAGCTCTTTAGGCTCACTCATAATTAAATCAATGAAAGAGCTTTTAGATAATCAATAGTATCAGTACATCCACCAATATGTTTATCATCCATCACAACTTGTGGAAATGTAGACCCTTCGCCAAATTCAGAATAAAATTCTTTTTTATTAAAATGTTCATCAAGAGTATAAACAACATAGTCCTTTCCACAAAGTTCAAGGACTTTTTTTACTTTATAACAATACGGACAATCTTGTTTTGAATAAACAGTGAACTTCATTTCATTTGTGATATTTTGTAATATTTAGAGTTGTGATTTATAGTAAATAATACACCAAAAATTGTAGTATGTCAATTTATACTACTCACTCATTGGATGACCATTTCGCCATGCACTTGTGTCAGGGGGATCACATTTTGCATCCCAAGAACGAACAAGCAACTCAGTGAATAACTCCATTTTTTCTGGATGAACGGAAGCAGGATTTTCGTTGATAGCTTCTTTTAAAGCAACAAGTTCTTTCCATTCTTCATCTGTAAGAGGTTTAACACTGGATTGCGAATAGGTCATTAGTTCTCCCATTGATTGTGTTCAAATTCTAACACATCATCTACTACTATCTAGGGTACTTAATAATTTCTTCGGGATTGCGTTACATGCCTGTAACAATTATTCTTTAATGAAATTTTCAAATGCATCAAGATCATCTTGGAGTTCTTTTTCTCTCTTTTCATCGTGATAATAAGACCACAGAGCATTATGAACGTCCATCAGATTATCAATCCAGAAACCAGTAGGATAAATGCCTAGTTTATCCATCAGACCACGATGACTGGTTCCTTCCTTTTCGGCATTACACATAATAGTACAGATTGCCTCAACCATATCAAGTTTGTCTTCTTCAGAAAGCATAAAATACTTTCCTACTGCACGTTGTTTTGCTTCTTCATTTTTCTTCTGAAGTTCTTTGCAAGCATCAGAATCCCACCACTCTTGTAGTGCTTTACCAAATTCGTTAGGTTGTTTTTCACTCATAATGATACTGTCTCCATTCTTCTACATTAGTTCTTTCCAAATCAAAAATCATTTTATTAACAGGTGCTCTGGGTTTACGAATTAACTTCATACCAGTATGTTCTAGAAACATACTACCTTTTTTGGTATTGCAGGAAGAACAAGCTACCACTAGATTTTCCCATGAATCTTCACCACCCTTAGAACGGGGGATAACATGATCTATTGTAAGTTTAGATTTAGCACCACAATATTGACAAGTGTGATTATCTCTCCGATAAATCATAGAACGAGATGGAGAAATATTCATAATTTTCGACAAAGGTAATTTTACATAATCTAAAAGTCGAATGACTCTACTTGAGAGAACTTGGGCTTTTTCTTTTAGGAGAAGAACAATTGCTCTTTTCCAGTTTGTAAAATTGATTGGTTCATAACTAGAATTTAAAACCAATATTGTTTTATATGGTTCTATTGGCAACTCATGCATAACTTTTTTATGAGCTATCAGTATCTAGTCAAGATCCAAAAGGGCCCCAACGACCTCTTTTGTTGTCTTCATCACCATTCATCCTTTCTTCTAGTTTATCAATCAACTTATCAGCAGAAATAAGATTATCAATCTCCATGATCAATTCTGCAATATGTTTGCCCACAAATGGTTTCTCTTGACGTGCTGCATAAGCTAATGCATTACGCAATGCAGCTTCTGCTTCTCTAAGACTGGTTTCTACTGATTCGGATAGTGCCATAATTAAAAATCAATATTTGATCGTTTTTGTTGGAATTCTTCAACAATTTCTAGAATTTTTTTAGATGTCTTCTTTGCAGCCTCTTCATTCCAACTTTCTTGAGAGACATTCAAAAGATAAATTTCATTTGAAATGGAATCAACAAGTTTATCGTAGTTTGTCATTTTCAGCTTTAAGTAAATTGTGATATTTTAAGACTTCAGGATTTTCCAGGTCTTTACATCTTGGGTAAAAAATACCATCTCGATAACAAGCGTTTTCAGGATCCTGAGGATCATATTTTAACACATGACTAGGATGTTCTCTTGCGTTACAAAGTTCTCCTTGTCTGCGAATAAAATTATCTACACACATTGCCCCAATAAATGGAGCAAGACCTTGCAACACATATAAAGTATACATCAACACTCATCCATTCGAAGTGGTTGTGTTACCTTACGCAACAAGTAAGAACCATCACCTTTATCCACCCATTCAACTTGATCACCTTCTTTAAAATCTGCTGCTTCTAATAGATCATCTGGGAAAGAAACAAAATATTCTCCACTTGGACCATCCATTTCTACAGGAAGTTGCCACTTAATAACTTTATCTTCTTTCACAATAGTCCTTTCAGTTTCTCCAATGTTACGAGAATAAACAGTTTTTCCGCCATCAGGAGATTCGTAAATTTTACCTCCAAATGGATTCAAACGATTTGGATCATTGCGAGAGTAGTCGTAATAATACTCCGAATGGGACATTGAATCTACAGAATAACCATCAGCTTTTGTAGCAACTTTTGTAGATGGAGTATCTTCCCAAAAACTATCCCATGCACCTTTACATTCTGGAGAAGGATCATCACGATCACAACTCGTAATGGTTTTTACACTTTGGGTATGAATATCCCAGTATTTTTTATCAGTGTCCTTGTTTTGTTTTGAAAGACATTCCATATCACTATGACCCCAGGGTGGCATACAAGGATCTTCTTCTTTTTGTTTGACTACAGTTTCCTGCCAAGCAAGTTTGAACTTAACATCAAACTCCTCCAGATAATATCCAAGAAATTCATATGCGGCCATTGCAAGAGTTTCTGCTTTATCGTAATCATTCCTTTCAATTGACTCTGCAACAGAATTAATAATTTCACGAGCAGAACAGACCTTGGATACAATCATATCAAGATCATTCATCACTTCCCATACTTTACTTGTCATTTGCATCAAACTCTGGTTATTTTGCAATTATGTCTTCCACTATAGACTTAATTTGCAGATCTGTCAAGTCATTCATCCAAGACCAACGTTCGTCCTTTGGATCCCACTCAAATGCATAAGATCCATCGGAGTTTTGTATAATGTTTAAACCAGATTCATGTAATTGTTTGTTATCCATTTATCTACTAAGTAATTGTTGTGTTTCTTCAAACCAAAGATAATCTAAAGACGAATTATTTAGAGTATTCAATGCATCCGTTGGAGTCTCTACTAAAGGTTCTCCAGCTAAATTAAAACTAGTATTCAAAAGAATACCATGTCCAGACAATTTTTTAAATTCTTGTAAAAGTTTATACAAGTAACCATCCGTTTTGGAAACAGTTTGAACTCTACATGTATTATCTACATGGGTTATTCCTGGCATTATTTTAACACACTCTCGTCTTACTGGGAAACATGTAGTCATAAACCGACTTGATTTTACATTCCCCATATCAAAATAAACATTAACATCCTCTTCCAATACCACACAAGCAAAAGGACGATACCACTCTCTTTTTTTGATTTTATTTACAATATCTTTTGCATTTAAATTTAATGGATTAAAAAATATAGAACGATTCCCAAGTGCTCTTTGACCAGCTTCTGCGAGACCACTATACACAGCAATAGATTTATTTTGATTTAGTAGATTAACAATGGTTTCTATTGATGTTGTTTTACCTTTATACAAAGAAATTTCATGAGTAGATCCATGAAAGGAGGTTGTTTGGAGAGGATTGGGAATTTTATTGGTTAATTGAAAATATGAATTCATCGCAGCACCTATACTTATTCCATTATCATTACACAATGGTTCAAAATAAAATTCTACATCAGGAAATCGTTGCAAATAATAATAGTTCGCAACGATGTTCATACCATATCCACCAGAGATACAGACTTTCTTAATCCCTGTTTTTATTATTGAATCTTCTATTATATCTCCAACTACTTTTTGCGTTTGATGTTGAACTTCATAACAAAAATCTGCATGTAATTTATAGTTTTCACTATCTATTTTTCTAATCGGAGTTTTCAAAAATTGTTTAATCTCTTGAGAAGAGTTTTTAAAAAAATGAGTATTAAAGATATTCTTTTCTAAGAATAAATTTTTAAATAATTGATTTGGAGATCCATATGATGAAAGTCCCATTACCTTTCCACAATCATCAGGGGTATTTCCAATTAAAATTGCAGCAATATCATATAATTTACCGACCCCAAAAGTAGAATCTTCCCAGAAAAGATCAAATGGATTTGAATCTTCTATGATATTCTTATAAATTAAGGTGTTTTTTTCCTGATCAAAAAGAAAAACACTTTCCACTTCTACCAAATTATCGTTAATTGTTGATCCAGCTCCGTCAACGACAACAACAAGACTCTTATCGAACCCACTATTATAAAAAGCGAGAGAAGCATGATTTAAATGATGTTCCTGTTGCAATATTAGTTTTACATTTGAATTATATTTTCTGCATTCTTCAAAAATTTCTAATATTATCGCATCTTTAGTATTAAAATTAGATATACTAATGACATCTAACGGTTCAGTTAGTTTACTACAAATATCATTTAATAACACCAATATTGTTGATTGGTTGTCATCATGTTTTTTTCTTGTATATCTTTCTACTAAGAAATATTGTTCTAAATTTCCATTGTTTAGGACACATATTGAAGAGTCATGTCCTAAATGAACACTAAGTATTAACATTTTTCTAGAAATTTTGTTATGTCTTCCATTTTTACCTTCATGGTCATTTTTAGATCATTTGGTTTACCATAAGTAAAAAAATCTTCCAATGGAAATTTATGATGATGATTTTTCCACCAATCTTCTATTAATCGACTGCAAATTATATCTATGGGAAACATTTTATTATTATTCTGCTCACTATCCCCATTCATATTGACATTAAGATTGAAAAGAGGAATTGAATATGTAATTCCAATATCAAATAAATTAGAGTCTCCTGTTATATGTGTTTTACTATGTCTCTTATGAAAGGAATTATCTGCAAATGTTAATCTATATTTACCATCACGATACATCAAGTTTTTAACTTTTTTGGCATATGTGCGATTTATCAAATACGCAGCTGCAGATCCAGCATCAGATCTCCTGTGTAAAAACATTGGTACAAATAGACCATTTGAGTGATATGTACTACAAAAATAGAGTTGAATACACTCCCAGTTTTCTGGTAGATTATTCTCAAAGTATGTCCAATCAAAATTCCAATATTTTATATTCTGTATTGATAAATCATCCTCCATTATAATGCAAGTTTCGGATAGATTACTATCATACCAATTAATAATTGTTTCTATATGATTTAATGCTGTTGACATTGCAGACAAACATTCGAGAATTTGATTTTCTACAATTATATCTTTCCATTCATCATATTTGGAAATGTCATACTTTGAAGCATTAATCCTATGATGATCCGTTATTCCCCAATTATTAAATTGGGATTCCATCCAGTTTTTTCTATCAGTCCTATGAAGGAGATTGATGTAGTAAATGGGAGGAAAACCTTTGAGTTTATTCTCTAAGTCCACTATTCTCTTTCAAGATCTAATGTAACACAATGAAAACAACCACTCAATGTTCTTGCGTGTCTCATAGGAAGCATGGCACATTCTATTCCATACTTTTCTAACTCTTTTCTAGTTGGATCTTGATGTTGTTCCAAAGCAACTAGATTCGGACTTACACTGAAAAGATTCATATTAATCCATTCAGATGAATGATTATAACCTGGAAAATAACCAATATCTACAGGTTCTGGACACCAAATTACATCCCAGTTTCTAAAGGGTTCTGGAAGAACATCTACAGACTTAATTCTTTCGGGATTCAATAACATCAAACCTTCACGAAGAAATGCAATCGTGGTATCAATGTGCATATAACTATAAACGCCTTGAAGCAGATGAACTTTTGCACGACCCCGAAGCATTTCTTGAAGTATGTTAGCCCCTGCAACATTTCCACTGTTAGACACAAGGTACAAAACATCATCATTTGCACGAATGATATTTGCTGCATCAAATGCGGGAGTAACCTCTGTAAGTGCAAGAGTATCCTTGTCTCCTACACAATTTTCGTTATAAAGTTCTTCTTTGTGTTTGCATGGAACAATGATAGTAGTACCCAAAGGATCAAGCAAAGGTTTCCATGCATCTTTTCTACACTCCAATGGCATTGGAGTTGCAACAGTCAGGTCTTTATGAGTAAAGATTACATCTCTTGGACAAAAATTGTAATACTCTGTTGGACTCCTTTCTGACCTTACAACTTCTACACCTTCTTCCAACAGAAACTTAACAAAAGTCTCCAAGTCTTCATTTGATTCATCAATAACTTGTTGGGGATATGGCCCAACTGGAACATCAGAAACATCTTTTCTGTCCGCATAATTAATAGTGCGAACACTCAAATCTACTTCAGGGACTCTTGCATAGTCTGCAACACCTACGATTACTTTTTTGAGTCTATCCCATTCATTCTGACTTTTCATTTCTTAACCCCAGTGATTTGAATTGCATACCTATCTTTCATACTAAAATTATAAAACGCATGTATTTCATCATAATCCCAGTAAAAACAATGTCCGGCTTTCCACTTACAATATGCGGTATCTTTAACTTGCAAAATTTGTCCTGGAGAACTATCTTCCAACATTACCATACATCTTATTACATTTTCAGACCCAATATCATTTAACTCTATATACTTACCAAAAAGATCTGTATGAAGAGGTAAATATTGTCCAGGTTTAAAGTAATTAACTGCAGCAGCTACTTTATCCAAAAAACAAAACTTAGGAATAATATACTCGTCCACACATTTTGGCATAGGATTTGGTAAATGATACTTGTACATAGACAATTTATCTTTACTATGACCAGAACTCAGATATTGATTTACCAAATCAGTATCTTTATGAGTCGATAAAACATAATCAAGATTATAAAAATCTTCAACGTTCCAATTAGGTTTTATGTGATTAATCATTTGAATACAGACATCTCTCTCAAGTCTGGGTAATTCCTATGGCTCCATTTTTTACCGGGAATTTTTTTCCGCTCATTTAGTAATTCAATTCCCGTTTTCGCCATCTCTGGAGTCATGTAATAATGATACCCAATAGTATCTATGTCCTGTTCAGCCCATGGACGACTAGGATCACGACCATCATAAGACATTTTTTTAAGTGTATCATAATCTTCTTTGTTTTGCAACAAGATTGCACCACCTCGTCCAAGGTTTAGGTGTTTCTTATATTGAAAACTTAAACACATATATGTTCCTGGAATATATGTGTTTTCACCCCAAAGAACGGCAGCATCAATAATATTTGTAAATCCTAGGTAGTAATAATCGGACCACTCTTCTTCTCTCCAACCCCAAGTTAGACCAAGTTTCATACAAGTCATTGGAACTGAAATGTAAGTCCTTGTAGGAATTGTAAGGTAATCTTCGTGAGTATGCCTCAAACAAAGTTCTAATGCATGAGTACACGAATCTGTAGCTACTGCATAAGGAGCTCCAAAAAACTCTGCAATTTCAGATTCAAATTGACTAACATGCTCAAACATTTTGAAATTCCTCGGGTGTAATTATTCTATCATTTGGTTTACCATAGGTAAAGAAATCATCTAAAGTATATTGATCTCTAAGTTCAGTCCACCACTTTTTACAAGCTTTATACGAAAATTCTAAATCAGATCTTTCCTCTTTTCTACAAATATTTTCAGCATAACTACCAAAACGTTGATTTATAGAAAATAAAGGAATTGAATAAGTTTTTCCATTATGACACAAAAAATAATCCACAGTAAAATTGGGGTTTGTACTTTCTATTTCAGACCAATTATAATTACAAATCTTTTGTGACAAATCAAACTTATCATCCTTATAGTGTAAGGATATTATTTTCTCTGCATATCTTCTATTAATCATACAACCACCTACACCATGAGCAGGTAAAATTGGATGTAAGAAACAAGGAATTAGATTGGGATTTTCGAAACTCATTTGAATGCAATCCCAATCGTATGGGATATTATTCATCAAGTAGTTCCAATCAAAATGCCAGTATTCAATGAAGAATAAATCATAGTCATCCTCCATTAAAATCAAGTATTTCTCATTTGTCGTTTCTAACCAATTTTTTATTATTAGTAGATATGACAGAGCGATACTAGTATCAGTAATATGTCTCTTCTTTTTTTCGAGGGCTCCTGAAAATGGATTTAACTTAACCATATGTTTCCAATCTTCATAAGTAGAAAATTGGTATTTTGATCCAGAAACTTTTGTATAATTTTTTATACCCCAATAATCATACTGTATTTCTGCGTACTGTTGTCTATCCTCTCTTTCATCGAGAGTTAACATCATAATATGAGGAAGATCCTTTAACTTATTGCCCAAATTCATATATCTATTTCTCCCGATACAATTATTCTATCATTCGGTTTGCCATAAGTAAAGAACTCTTTCAGGGTATACTCATCTCTAAGTTTAGTCCACCATTTCTTATACGCTTTATAAGAAAATGATAGATCTGTCCTTTCTTCTTTTCTAGAAATATTTTGAGCCCAACTACCCAGATTTTGGTTTACTGAAAACAAGGGTATACAATATGTTTTTCCATTATGGCCAAGAAAATAATCTGTAGTAAAATTTGGCATCCCCAATCCTTCATAAAAGGTTATGCCTTTACTTGACCATTTATAGTTAGAAATTTTTTGAGAGAGATCGAATTTACCGTCTTTATAGTGAAGACTTATAATTTTCTCTGCATATCTTCTATTAATCAAAGAACCACCACTATCATGTTTAGGTAGAATTGGATGTAAAAAACAGGGAATTTCTTCCTCATTCTCAAAACTCATCTGAATACAATCCCAATCATATGGGAGACTATTCATCAGATATTCCCAATCAAAATGCCAGTACTCAATAAAACTTAGATCGTAGTCATCTTCCATAATGATAACGTATGGATCGTTACTAGTCTCTAACCAATTTTTAATGTTTATTAAATGAGCAAGAGTTATAGAAATTTCTGCAATGTGGTGATTTTTTCTTATATAATCTTCAGGAAATGGATTTAAAATAACAAGATCTTTCCAGTAATCTTCATATGTTGAAAGTTGATACTTGGATCCGGACACTTTTGTATAATTTTTTATACCCCAATAATCATATTGAGTTTCAGTATATTCCTGTCTATCTTTTCGTTCGTCAATTGTAGCCAAAATAATGGGAGGAAGTCCCCGTAACTTATCCTTCAAATTCATGACTTATATCTATGATTAATTCTTTTTTTCTTAACGAATCCAAGTAAAAAATGTCATCCAAAGTATAATTCCGAGACTTATTCTTCCACCAATCTAAAACCAAAATATCACTATTTTTAGACATTTGATTTATTTTTCCGTTTCTGTATCCATCACTCACAAAATTATAATTAGTGGTGAAAATAGGAATTGAATATGTTATTCCTATTTGATATAAAACAAAATCTACCGATTGATAATGATATTCTGGCCAATTTTTATTATATCCATAATTAGAATATAATTTAAACTTATTATTTACGTAATGAAGTTTAATTAATTTTTGTGCATATGATCTATTAATAAGTATACAACCTGTGGAGTGATTATTTCTATTCCACTTAGATAGATTCATCCTGAGAAATTTTTCTCCAATAATATGAAGTTGGATACATTCCCAATTACAAGGCAAATTATTAACAAAAGTCTCCCAATCAAATCCCCAATAATTTACAGGGTCCATACAAATATCATCCTCAACCATTAAACAAGTTTCGGAAATATTAGAATTGTACCAATCAATTATACCATGAATTCTATCAATTAGAGTAGCAAGAAACCATACTTGTGTTCTAAGTTTATCGGTTAAAACTTTAGACTTCCAATCTTTATAATTATCAACTGAATATCTGGAAGAATTAACTCTTTGATAGTTTGTTATTCCATATTCCAAAAATTGATTTTCTAAGTATTCTCTACGATCTACTCTGTGTTCTAGGTTAAAATAATATATTGGAGGCAGACCTTCCAACTTAGAATTAATTGTCATTGATAATTTACTTTTATTGTCATTTGATAATCATTTTCTTTCCCATAAGAAAAAAAATCTTCCAAAGAAAAATTATCTCTTTCGTTCTGCCACCACTCATAGTACATGTCTCTACAAAGAAAGTGATGTTTCTTTGCTATTTTATCTAGATGTGGATTTTGAGTTATTAAAGGAAGTTGATATGTCTTCCCCAAAAAACAAATGAAACTATCCAGTGAAACAACTCGGTGACCAGTGTTATATGGATGGCTTCCGTATTTTCGAATTAACATGTACCTATTTTTGACATAATGCAAATTAATTAACTTTTGAGCAAAATGTCTGTTAATCAGAATTGGTCCATATGCACTTGTTTCATCTTTAGGGTGAAGGAAAAATTTAATAAAACGAGATGACTCATATCCTAACTGAATGCAATCCCAATCATATGGAATATGATTCATCAAATACTTCCAATCAAAGTGCCAGTATTCAATTAAGTCTAGATCATAATCATCTTCAAATAAAATCAAATGTTTTTCATTGGTAGTTTCTAACCAATGTCGAATCATTTCGAGAGTAGAAAGAGTAATGGAAGCAGCTAATTGATGTTTTTTTTCTGTAATTTTGTGAGGAAAATGTAAAATACTTTTCCAATCCTCATAATTTTCTGCTAGGTATTGTGATCCAGAAAATCTTGTTACATTACTCAGATTCCATTTCTCAAATTGTTTTTCCATGTACTTTCTTCTATCCAATTCGGAGTCCAAATTTAGATAGTAAATACTCGGAATCCCTTCAAGTTTATTAGACATACCAGGTGATAATTGAATATCTAGTTCCAGAAGTTACAGGCATAATTTCATGCGGGAACATAAAATTAGAGGGAAACATTACAATAGATCCTTTTGAACCACTTATAATAATTTCTCTATCAAAAAACGCAAACTCACCACCTTCATAATCATCATTCAATAGAAAAGAACAACTTACAGATCTCTGTTGTTGTTGGAATGAGTCCGTATGTTGAATATAAAACTGACCTTTCTTATATCTTAGTAATCCATATCCAGTATCAATATCTGATGCAACTTCAGGAAACAATTTCCTATACTCATTTATTGCTCTTGAAGCACAAACATAAAAGTCTTCATCTATTTTCTTTCTAATATCAAAATTTTTCTCAACTACTATATTTTCGGAAATATTAATGACATCGCAGTTTCTAATTTGGTCATTTACATTTCCATTTCCCACACTAGTTGGAGTCCAAAAACTACAATCACGATATTCTTTTAAGATTCTATCGCAGAGTTCATTTGGAACAACATTATCTAATGTGAAGATATAATCTTCTAAAGACTTTTTACTTCTTGCAGGAGTCGTTTTTATTTCCGATTTAGTCTCAACAATAGATTGTTCAATATCAGTGTTTTCAGTTACTGGTTTGGTAGTCTCATTAAGTTTATCAAAGTAAGCGTAAGAACAATCTCCACGACTTCTTACATAATGTAAAAAGACTTGACTATAATTATCTCCTTGATAGGGTTCTCTCCAATGAGTTGCATTTCTACCGAGATAAATCATAGCATCGCCAGGATTCAATTCAACGTAACGTTTTTCTCCTGATGGCGTTTCTATCCATATAGGCCAACTAGAATCTCCATTCAAGTGTAACGTTACTGATATTTCGCAAGCATCTCTATCAGTATGAGGCGATAGTTCACTTCCATTTTTATATACTCTTGAATAAACATAAGTAGGTAAAACAGTCTCTTCAATTACGGAAGATATTTCTGGAGTTTTTTCACAAAGTAATTCTAAAAATGAGATATAATTATAAGTAGAATATGAATTTGGAGCTTGTGAATCTCCATCCACATTGTTTGTTTCACAATGATTTAAAAATTCTGTAGAAAGATCTAATGATCTTTCTCTTGAAATAAAATTTCGCAGAACAATATAATTGTTTTCAATTAAATTTCTATTCATCAGTTCACGTTTAATAATTTAAACTCAAATCTCTTTGAGAAGTTCCTCAATATCGTAGAATAAATCTTCGTCCTCATCCTCTTCATTTGCGTCTGCATATGCTAGAGGTGGTTCAACAGGAGGAATATGTGTTGGGGTTGGTGGAATATATGGTTTTTCATCGAGTTCATTGAATTCCTCAATACCCAATCCATATTCTTCATCGTAATCATCAAAGCTAAGAAATTGAGATTTTAGACGTTCTTCTTCTTCTCTCTTACGTCTCTCTTCCAATTCTAATTGTTGTTTTAGGAAAGCATCTTCTTCTTCCTTCTTTTCATTCCACAAACTAATAGCTTGTTCAAATACACCCAAATCATTGATCTTCAGATTTTGTGCAGGTCCAACAAACTCAACTTCACCTTCGTCACCTGACCATTGAACTGCATGAACTTTTTTTCCATCAATTTCAGGAATCCAAGTTAGATCTATGTTAGTGTAACCAGATCCATCCATATAAACGGAACCGTCTGATGGAATGATCGTTAATCTCATGATTTATTCTCCTGAATTTTCTGGTAAGGTGTGTGTACTTGTCAAAGAAGTTATATTTACTGGCAATATACCATTTTGTTGAATCATATCAATATATAGTTGTCTATTTTCATCATTGGATTTAACAACTTCATTTCTAAATGACTCTACAGCAGAACCAGTTTGTCTCTGTTGTTGAGAATTTTCAATCGTTAACATGGGCATCCAAGTTACAGCACATGACCAATGATCTACATCTTGTCCTGTATTTGGATTCATGCCTCTTACATGTGTGTACCATGAACATTTATGTTCTACACAATCTTTTTTAATAAGTGGGCAAAAATTACCAGACTCGTTTTTTTTCATATAATCAAAAATATTTTTATCTATTCTATCACAAATTAAGCAAAACTACAAAGAATAACATCTATGTATTGAATTCTGAGGTCTACATTTAGAGACCATTGGGCTGTACCAGACCAAGGGTGACTATGAGATCCACCTCCAGAGGTTGGACCACCACCTGTAGCTGGTGTAGTTCTAGTCCATCCAGATCCAAAAGCAACATCACCACCACCTGGACTTAATCCAATAGAACCACCGTTAGGGTGTGTGTGACTTGGCAACTGAGCAGTTGTTAATGTAGTGTTACCAACAGTTCCCGTCACAGGAATATTCGGAGATGAAAATGTTCTAACAGAGTTGGGAAACACAGTAGTAAATGGTTGAGTTCCTCCAGAAACTCCTCCAGTTCCATTAACTACTCTAAGTGTTTTGTCATTATGAGTTATATTTTTAGTCCACCCAGTAGGGGCAGAGGCTTGATAAAATATTGATACTGAGTTTTGTGGAACAATTCCGTATTTTGAATTTAAAATTGTAGAATCACTGAAAACTATTCCCGACGCTGTTAATTTAGCCATTTTATATGATGTAAACTACAGATGTTATTTAAAGTATTTATCCATCAAAAGTACAGACGATAACATCCATGTAAGTAGGTTGCATAGACACGTTTTGAATAGGAACTGGTGCAGTTGCACTAAAAGGGTGAGAGTGAGAGTCTCCGACTGGAGCAGTTCCAGCATCTCCAAACCCAGGAAAAGTTCGAGTCCAACCAGAACTTCTAGCTACATCACCACCATTCCATCCAGTGAAAGCTCCATCAGGATTAAATATTGCTGGAACTGCATCCAACCCAGTACCACTACTAGGATGATCGTGAGAAGCAATTTGTGGAACTGATAATTGAGTTCCTCCTGTAGCATCTGAACTTGTTAATGATCCGCCACCAACATTAAATCCATTCATAATTACCGAGAAACCATTAGTGCCTCCATAAACACCACCAGTTCCACTTACAACTCTAAGTGCTTTATCATTAAGAGTTAAACTTGTATCTTTAGTCCACCCAGTAGGGGCAGAAGCTTGATAAAAAACCCAAGCAGTTCCAGTAGGAAAAATTCCTCTCTTTGAATTTAATTCATCTACTACTGGAGTAGTTGCAAATCTTATTCCACTGGATGTCAATGTAGCCATAAGTATACCAAATTATTACCTGCGTTTAGAATATTTATAAGTCGATATGTTACGTCTCTTTGAAAATATTATTCTTTAGGTTTTGGTTTATTGCAGTCATTACACCAATAAGAAAAACCACTTTTAAACTGTTTGACAATTTGAAAATGCCCAGAAGTTAGTGATTTTTCCTCGCCGCAATTATCACATATCCTTAGCGTATTGTTTTTTAGCTCGCTTAAGTTCTTTAAGTTCTGCTTTGATTTCCTTATATGCGGAAATGGAATCAATTTTTCCACCCATTTCAAGAGCGCAAATAATATCGACCCTTGTACCAAAATGTGCGAGGGCTTTTTCAAAATCATCAAGTTCATACATCGTAATCAATCCTACAACGTTCTGCAATTATATCTATACGAGCATCCAAAGAGTTTTCAAGACGATATAATTCGTTAGTTGTTTCTACATTTTCTTCTTCAAGAACTCTAACCCTTTGTTCTAAATCAACTATTCTGGAATAAAGTTCATCAATCAAAACAGGATCTTCAAGACCCCATTTTCTTTGAAACCAATTTGTTGCGATCATAATACACCTACTTCTTTAAGATATCTCCTATATGCCATAAATCTGCGAAGTGAAGGTTGTCCTGGAATAGGGCCTAAACTTTCGCAGATTTCGCAATAACATAACCAATCATACCACGGGGTTGTTGGATCCAGTGCTGGATGTGGACTTGTTTGTGTGTAGTTCTTTAAGGAGTTTAGCCAATTCTGGAGTTTCATTCCATTCCCATACTTGATTGTGTGTTGGATCTTTTTTTTCAATTGTGTAAGTTCTTTTAGCCATGGTGTAAATGTTTAAATAATTCTGTAAAGTTCGCCTTTCCATGTATAAGTATACCACCTATGATGGCCATGTCAAGTATAAATAAAATACTCAATACAATGACCAGTGGTAAAACGAGACTAGGCTTCTGGGAGTTGTGATCCATCTTCCTGTTTAATTTCAATGTAAATAACTGGAGGAGAATCATTCCAGTGTCTGATTACTCCAGCCACAATAAAACAGTTAGTGACCAAGTAAGTAATAAAAATAAAGGTGCGTATGCGAGCAACAGTATCAGATTCTCGGTCGCACTTAGATGCTTTTTCTCCAAGTGCTTTAGCCCACCATCTCCATACTGTTTTCTGTTTCTTCATATACGGATTCTCTTGATCTGACATACACTAATTCTTTCCATCGGTTTTTATAACACAATACCAGAAGTCTTTCATTACGATGTAAGTTGCAGGCTTCATAATTTATACAATCTTTAGGTCTTACGCAAACTTCGATTGTTATATACTCATCGTCTTTAAAATAGACCCAACCTTCTACACACTTTCCATCATTCCAGATAACATAATCGTTAACCTGTGGAACATACATCAGAGTTTTCCTCCTACAACCCCCTCATATTTAACATCACTTTCAACAAAACCTTCTTGTTTGTGTTTTAGATACCAACGAGTCGCAGAAATACAGAGTTCTTTTTGAAGAGAAGTGATAATTCCATTTCCCTCTTTGTCATAAGACCTCCAAGTTCCCCACTTCTGTTCTTCTACTCGAAAACAATCATCAATCCATTCAAATTCTTGCATGTCTATCCTCAAAGTTGACCTGGACATTTACTTACAGCAATTGCAATTGCTGCAGCTTCAAGTCCAGGGGAATTAGTAATTACTCGTCGTACATTTGATCCACCAAACTTATCGTTTGCTTTAGAATAAGCAATTAAAACAGATTTGAGTGTATCCATACCCCGCATACGAGTGGAACAAAAATCTGTAGCGACAAAGTTCAGAAGAGTTAAGAGTGTTAGTTCAGCCATTATTAATGGTTAACGTATAATCTTTCTTTTTTAGTTTATGTTTTTGGATGAATTTGTCAACATGGACTTTACATTCAAACCAACATACTCGTTTATCCTTTCCCTCAGTCAAGTCAAGACGAAAGGGAAAAGAAGGATAAGGGAACTTTTCAGTTGTGGAAATAACCATGATCAAGTGGGTTGTTCTTGTCTTTGAGTATAGACCAATTTATGGAGTTCGTCAATAACCTCGTTGCACTGAGTCCAGGTTTGACGATCGTAATAATATTTGTCTTGATGACTTCTAACTGCTGTGTAAATCAATTGATAGTGTTCTCTAGTGAAATTCATTGTATGTATTCGTTATAATTTTTTATCCATTTACTAACATTAACATCCGTCGCACAACGACATATGTTTAAATCACAGGTAACAGGTTTAGTTGGCCATTTAATATTTTCAAAATCTTCTATGTTTCCTATAGAACCTCCAACAAAACAATTACCTAAGTAAATTTCTCCAGCAGAATTTACAAATAAACTTTTTAATCCTATTTCACAACTATATCCTTCAAAATTAGTCATACCAGCATTTATAAATTCTACAGTATTGTAATATGGATTAGATACAATAGATTGATCCTCAAACTGAAAGGAAGAATTTAAATTCACAGGGTTGACTAAACCTATTAAATGTTCTAATCCTTTTTTATGAGGTTTCATAGCTTCTTCACTTTGAAACCAATCCAATTGTTCTTGAGTATACTGGAACGATTCTTTATTTTCACTACTCCAATCTAAAATTCTAACAGGTTCCAAGAGAAAAGTATCAATGTCTTTTAAGGAGTGAAAAACTTCCATACAATGATCCCATTTTACAGAATGCATCATAAGTCTTACAGTTACAAACGTATTAAGACTGGCAGCAATTACTTTTTCTTTAAAATCTTTTGCAGGAAATTCTGCGTGATAAGAGAAACAAATATAGTTTAAATATTTTGAAATGTCAGACCAATACTCTACAGACTTATATGCATTACTAGTTACGCCTATAGTATTACCAGCATCATTAAAAAATTTTACTAGTTCTGGAAAAAATTCACTAAGACTTGGTTCACCACCAGCTACTGAACAATGAATTTTTGGATATCTCTCAAATAAAGCTTCCAGGAACTTCTTTGCCTTTTCCCATTCATAATGATGACCTATGCCTGCATTTAAAGTTGGTACACAATATGAACATCTATTATTACATATATTATTAGTCATCCAAGTCATATTCATTAATGAATCATCTTTTTGGATTACTCTGATAATTTTTTTATTTTTCAGTTCAGTCATTTAGATTTTGTTCCTGATTTAATCTATCTATGTAATGATAAATTGTCTCTTGTGAGTATTGGAACTCTTTAAATCGTCTGGGATTATTTTTCTGCATTTTATTCAACATATTAATCCAGTCGTATCGTTTGTCTACAACCCAACCATAACGGCGTTCATCATGAAACAAATCAAAGATAGTCATCATTATTCAAATTCTTTAGGTTTTTTAATTCGGTCTGAAGGTCCAAGTTGTCCACCATCAACACAAGTCACAGAGATTGCAGTTGACTTAGTTGCTTCAGCCATCTCACGATACCCAAGTCCAACATAAATTTGACCACCAACTACAGCAACTGCCATAGAACCCCAAAAGATATAGTACCATTTAGACTTAACTTGATGTTGTTTTTTTAGTTCATCAAGTTCTTCATGAATATCTTGATGATGAAACCTCAGGGGTTTTTGAATCAATGCTTTGAGTTTTTTATTTTTCATTAGAATACGGCGGTAACACCTATCACTTTTGCATTTGGATTTCGTGCAAGAGCAACTTCTCTTGCTTCTTTATAATCTCTGGCTTCCATTTCTTCGTAGAAAACTTTACCAGCAACATAGAGTTGAACTTTACATCTCATAATAATATCCCTATCGTAACTATTATTCATTTATTTGGCAAATATACATCACTCATTGTATGTATTATCGGACGTTCCTCAGCAGGAAAAACTGTTTTGCAGTCAGGACATTTCCAGTATTCCATTTCCCATGTATCTGGGTTTCTTCCACCTAATAGTTTAGAATGGAAAGCTCCAAGTTCACAACTAAACTTTATAGGATTAGAAATCTCTGCATCTACGAGATTGCATTTGCAGGAAGGGCAGTTTCGCCAAGAAGTTGGTTTGTGCATGTGTCTAAATGTAAGTCCCATTATTTTTCACCAGACCACTTATTCCAACGAGCTCCTTTCATTTTAAGACACATTAGAATAGTTTCGTGTTCTCGATTGTATAGATTCCAATCGCCTTTTATTTTTGCATTATATCTGCGTCGATAAGCACAACACCAGACATTGTAATAAATTTTTGCCTTTTCTGAAAGAGCCATTACATTCTTTCAAAGCAAACACTATTGAACTTACCTTCAACTCCACGAAGAATTAATTTAGTATGAGAAGATTTAATAATCATTTGTTGAACAAAATAAATTCCACCATGAACTAAGAGATCATTTGGATCTGTATTATTTCCCCAGTTAATTTGTTCTTTAGTACATCCAACAAACTTTACATAATCCCCTTCTCTGATTTCACGAAATGAATAATTAATTTTTCTTAGGTCTTTCATTTCTTTATTATCAATTCTTTTCATTATAGAGAGTTTCATCTATAAAGTCAATCTCTTGATCTATAAAAATCCAATTTCCTAAACAATTCATTGAAAGTGTTCTATCCGCATGTATAATTCTCTTTCTTTTATACAGTGCAGCAATCTTACTCCAATTAGAAGTTGATTTAACTACAGTTTCTGCGTAACAACCTACCATTAAATCAAATACGTTTTCAAAAACTTTAGAAATTGGAATTGAATACTTTTTTTTCAATTCTTTTGCAGGAAGTTTGTCTTTATATAAATTCAAAAATTTTTTATAATAAAAATCTTTGTCTATTATATTATGTGGAAAATTATCATAATAGTATGAATAATATTTTTTAGGAATGTCTGAACTTATATAAATTTTTTTATGCGGATTTTGTTTAAAAATAATATTCTGAATTAAATTAAAGTAATCTGAATCCGGTATAATTTTGTAATCATTTACCCAGTTATAATCTCCATAAACTTTTTTTGTAGGTAAATATTTTTTTTCAGTATCGGTATCTTTTTCAACTAAAGAATCAAAGTACTTATATTTTTTTGAACATATAGAACTTCCAAACCTACTGCTGTGAAAGGTTTTCCAATAAGAATCTATAGTTTCTTTCGACAAAAATTGTTTTATTTCATTTAAAAATTTTAAAGGAGGGAATGTACCATTCCCTCTACGTAGATGTATGTAACAACAATCAGAAAATTCCTTCTCCATAAAGTCGGAGACAGTTGGTAGTCTTAGTTTAATTTTAGATACAGCATTGTGTATAACCGAATTGTATGTGATTTTTTGATTATTAAAAATATCACCAATACGATGTACAGAAAAATTAAAATAATAATATGTATTATTGGTAGAATTTAACAAACTATTATTTTCAGTTAATATGATATCCCTAACTTCTTCACAACTAATTGGAAGTAATTGATTTTCAGACAATATTAATGAAGACATATTTTGTGGTATGGTATTTGGCAAATCAATTAACAATAATTCTGGCCAATATTCTTCTTCCACTATTATTTGAATGTCTTGAATAATAGAAGAAAGGTGATAAGCTATTACCCAAAATTTAATTCTATCGCCAAATCCACTATCATACTGAGATATACCTACTCCTCTCCAAGGTTCAAAACATATTAGTTTAATTGACATTAATTTCTAATGTTTTTCTTTGAATTCTTTTTCTAATTCTTTTGCAAGTTTCATCGCTCGTCTCCACATCAAATATTTTACTATAGGGTTACGAGGGTTATTCAATAACCACCACTTGGTTTTTCCATATTGAAACTTTAAAAGTTTACTAACATAATAAAATGCCTGTGCTACACTACTATCAGTGACAATAAAATATGCAGCTATTGCAAATAAGAAAAACCAAATGTAGTAGTATTCCATATCAATGCCAACGAATTGTTTTTAGATATTCTAAGACGGTTTCTCTTACGTCCATAAGTTCATGGAAGCACCTTTGATCATGTGCGGCTTGCCTTAATTCATGGTCGGGTTTATGTACACTTTCAATAAACAAATCCAATCCCCTATTCCATTTATCTTGTTTTGATTCTGCGTCATATACTATATAAGGTTTTGTCATGATACTTGCTCTAGATCCTCGATGGATGACACTGGTACTTCGTGTTCTGCAATTCTATAGTAATGTTCACCTTCTCGTACACCGAGATATTCAATATCTTCACATTTATATTCCCTCATCCAAGCCTGAAGACGCATATGCATCAATTCGGAAGTATTCGGAACGTTCATACTAAATCACTAAACACTTAGTAATTATAAGTTATTTAGCCTATTTGTCAAGAATGGAGAATAGGAGAATCGAACTCCTAATAAGTGCTTGCAAAGCACCCGTTATACCGTTTAACTAATTCCCCAAGAAGAGTCTTACGACTCTACAGAAACAAACTCAACTTCTGTTTTCCATTTAAGTCCAGGAGTTTCCCAAGTTTGATTATCATTTAAAATTTTATTGTTATTTTCCATCTCTTCTTCTGTTATATCAGATTCATTGAAAGGAATAACATCGGAAAATGTGTTTCCAAAATATAGTTGGTCTATTTTTGAACGTTCTGGATAATGTTCAAGGAGAGATTTTGCGGATAACCTTACTTTTTCAGGAAGATCTGGATACTTTACTTTATCTAAAAGAAGTTTTAAAAACTCTCTGGTGGCTAGAAGAGAGTTATGTTCTTGTTGAGGCAAGGTCATAAGTCATCTAGAATACTGATCAATAATGAATAATACTTCATTCAAGTACTTATTGGCAAGTTCTTTTTCTCCAGGATACCTATGTTCAAATTGAACTTGATGTTTCAATTTTAATACTCTAACTTTTAGTTCATCCTTAGTCAACTGATTTTTTGGCATAAAAACACAACATCAGATATTATATAGGAAAAAATCTTATAGGGTGATTTTTTACCGGGAAATTTTTTGCTGTCAAAATATAGCTAAAGGCTAATTTTGATTTTTCTTTTTACAAGCACTTCTTGCCCATGCACGAGCAAGACTATTTACATAAGAACAAGATTTCTGTTTCTCCCCACAGTGAGGACATTCTGCGTCTGGGGGATCTTTTAGATATCCTTCAGGCGTATACATCCTTCTCTTTTTCTGATTCTCTGATTGTTTATATTTACGATGGTTCATACAACCACAGGTTGACCTTGACCTTCTGGAAGTTTGATTTGTGGTAACTCATTGAGTTTTTCGACCATCCAATTTTCTTGATGTTCTTTATAAGAGGAAACATCAATTGCATTAGTGGGAAGTGCCTTTGGAATCTCAATGTCTACAACAGGACCCATTAGAAACTTATTGCGAGTGTAAGTTCGGTTCTGAGGATCCAGAGCAACCATGGCAAGAGCATCAGATTCTTCTCCACAATCTAAAAGTTTTTTCCCAGTCTTTTTATTCAAAACTGAAAAGTATTCTTCATTGTATTTTTTCATTTTAAAATCCTTTGCTTTTTGTTTTTGGTTCTTTGTGATCTAGAACTTCAACATGTCCTAGAAGTTGATTTGGTGTTTGCCACCAAGTTTTTTGAACATCCTCATAGTTATCAAAGATAACAGATCTTCCGTTCGCAAAAACTACTTTATAGTCATGACGAATGTAAGGTTCTTCAGATGTTTGTTTGAATACTTCAAGTTCGGTCATTTTTCATGATGATAAGTTTACCCGTGAGAAGTCCATAAAATAGTTCACACACCTTATCATCATCACAGGACTTCATCTTCTCCTTAGAAAGAGATATGAGTGCATTGATTTCCTCTTCGTTGAGGTTCCAATCAGTAATATTATGTTCAGTTACTTGCATCTTCTTCATGGGTCTGTAAAGTTGTGGCCAAGTGTCTCGGATAATTTCCGCGAGTTTGTAAGGTGTTTCTGATGATATCATCCCCAATAAATTAAACTAAGAGTAAATACGACAAATACGATAACTGTGAATCCCATCATTGCTACACCTGCCCAGATAACCCAGTCTTCCATGGGTTCGTGTTGGGGTTTATGAGACATAATA